CCCACAAGAGTATTCCATCAAAGGACTTACGATAGATTTCGGGAAATATTACCCAACTAGCTTCAAAATTGTTACAGATGAAAAAAAATTGACTTATACAAATGATAAACACGATTTTTCAACAACAGATGTAATCGGAAACACCACAAATATACAAATAATTCCTATATCTATGGTCGGAGGAAATAAACGTCTTAGAGTAGAAAAAATCGTAATGGGTGTTGGGCTGACATATAGAAATAATGATGTATCAACATCATCTTTTGAAGAATTTGTCAACGGAATTTCAGCGGAGATTCCATACAGAAAATTATCTGTAACAATACTGGATAAAAATAATGTATACAATGTAGACGATGATAATTCCTTTATCAACTTCCTTGAAACTGGACAAAAAATGGAGTTATCATACGGAATGGTCCTGTCAGACGAAACAGTGGAATGGCATAAAAAAGCCACGATTCTTTTGACTGACTGGAACTCTAAAAAAAATCAAATGTCTTTCACCGCAAATGATGTTCTTTCAACTTTGGAAGACAACTATACAATAGGAAATAAAATATACGATAGAACAGCATATGCAGAAGCTATTAGCATTCTAAAAGATGCAGGATTCGAGCCTGATGAGTATTTTGTTGACGATTGTTTAAGAGATGTGATCCTACACAATCCAATGCCGGAAGCACCTCACAAAGAATGTTTGCAGTTGCTGTGCAACGCTTCAAGATGCATTTTATTTGTAGATTCTGACGGAAGAGTAAATATTAAAGCCAACTTTGCAAATGTTATAGATCCTGCAGATATGCAGGTTACATCAAACGGAACTGCATGGTGGGGAAATGCGACTAACGTATTGTATGGAAACAACAATGTATATGCAGAGTTGACAAGAAATTTTATGCGTGTAGATGGTTCACAATTTTTTCTTCCGAGGAATACAGGTACAGCCATCGAACAGACAGGATATGTTACGAGCAATGTTTCTGATGAAAAAGGATTGTTTTCGGAGAATCCAGTGCTTACATTAAAACTTCCTGCAGCATACACGTATTATGGATTGTATATTTCATTCCAGGGTAATCCTCCAAAAGAGATGAAAGTATCGACATATAATGGAGATACACTTCTTAAGACTTTCAAATATGATGATTTGAAAGAAAAATCATTGTTAAATGATGAATTTGAAAACTTCGACAGTATTCGTTTCGAGATAACAAAAGCATATCCTAAAAACAGAGTTTTGATTGATAAAATCAGTTTTGGAGATTTATCTGATTATGAGTTGAAAAAAGACTCCATGACAGAAAATCCTTATGGATACGCAGAAAGAAAAACAAAAGATGTTTTTGTTAAAATATATACATTTCAAAACGGAGAGGATAATACACCGCAAGTAGTTGAAGATAACGTCTATTTAAAGAAATCGATTAACAACACTGGAGAGATAAGGTATTGTGAAAACCAACTTATTTCAACAGAAGACCATGCAAGGACTGTTGCCGAATGGATTGGGAATTATTATGCGAATAATATTTCTTATGATGTTCAATACAGAGGGGATCCGGTGCTGGAAGCTGCTGATATTATTTTCATGGAGAGTGATATTGTAAACAGCTTACAAGTAGAAGTGGAAACACACAAATTAAACTTTAATGGTGCTTTTAGTGGATCATTGCAACTACGAAGAGCAATGAGAACATAAGGAGGTTGTAATGAAAAAAATAATTAACGGTCTTCTGTATAACACACAAACTTCTGAAATAATATATGTTGATGAAATGACAAACAGAAAAATATTCAGAACAGAAAAAGGTAATTTTTTCTTGTTTTATCCAAACGGAGAAATAGTACCGAAAACAAAAGAAGATATAAAAGAGTATTTGGGGCTGAATGATACAGAGAAATATATAGAATTGTTTGGAGATGTGGAGGAAGCATAATGTGGGCAGATCCTAAAACAAATTGGTCTTCTGAATGGAATGGTGAAACTTATATAGGAGATTATTTTTTATATACAGATTATAACCGTATTAAAAATAATCTTTTGGAACTAAAAAGCACTGCAGAATCTATGTATAAAATATCATCTTTTAATCTTGGAGAGGATAAGGTTGAAGCAGATCTTATTTATGCCGATGAAGTTACTTTATTTGAAACTACGCTGGCAGAAATTAACAGTTCCACTTTCTCATTTCCTGAACAATTTAAAACATGGAAAGAAAATAAATCGGTTCCAACACATGAAGACTGGAACAGGATAGAATCGTTGCAGTTAAAAATATACAATACGTTAGTAGCACAAAGAAAAGCGCAGAACCGACTTGCCTTTACGCTTGGCGGTCAGAAAGGATTTAAGGTGTAATTATGGCAAATTTAAAAACAAACTATGTTGATGATGTATTAGATACAACTAAAAATCAGTTAAGAAAATATCAGCAAATACAAAATAACGATGGAACTGTTTCTTTTGTTGATGTTACTGAATATACGCAAGTAGGAACCTCATTCGGGGCAAAAGACATTAATGATACTAATGCAGCCATTAATGATGTAAATGGCAAGTTAAACCATGTATATGGAAAGGTTGTTTTAAGCAATCCATTTGTAGTATGGACAACAAATTCTTTAATAAAATTCAACGGTATTGTGATATGTTCGCTGTCTTTTACTTCTACTTCGAACTTAATAACTAATACAGAAATCAAAGTTGGTAATGTACCTGATTTATTTAAACCACTGAGTAGACAATCTGCATCCTCGTCTGATGGGTGTATTTTTGCAATTGACACCAATGGCAATATATCATACGTACCGAATACAGCAAAGCCATATAGTAGTATTGCAATTGTATATGTAACAGACTATCTGTAATAAATCGTCATATATGGAGTTACAGAATTACCATTACTAAAATACGCAGGTGTAATTGCATTACCGCTTTTTACAATTTCAACAAATCCATAATTTGAAGGATTATAATAATAACCACTTCTTAATCTTTCGTTATATTTTTTTACAAAATACATTTCCATTTTTGGAGAACTATTACTGTTGCCACAACATACAAGTAGTTCATTATATGTTTGTGTAATAGTATACTGACTATTGGTATTTTCAACTAATAGTTTCCATTCTAACTTGCCATTTACAGAAGGAGTGATAGCCGATGGGCGGAGATTAGAAGCAAAAATAAATCAATCAAAAAGAGCATGGTGTAAAAGCCATGCTCTTAATCTATTTATCTGATTCCCCAGTCACCGTCATTGTTGACAAAACCAACCACATATCCTATCATGTCATCAATAAGATTTTCCGGAAGTATGCTGTTCGGAGACATAAGCGGAACATATCTCCATTTTCTTATACCATCTTCAATTATATGTGTTTTCACGACAATATAAATTCCACCATTACTGGTCACAATACATCGTTCACCGTCTTGCGGTTCACGATCCGCTGCAAGGAGAATAATTTCCCCAGGCAGATAAAACGGCATATAGTAGTCACAGGGAATTTTCAAACCGATATAAGTCTTGGATTTTATATCTTCCGGTAAGTTGTCTATGCAAATAGGTTCTACAGCGTTTGTGGTGGCTATAATTCCATTCACAAGTTGCGGTTTGAGGATAGAAATATACTTTTGCGATTTTTCAAGACTGGAATAGATTTTATCTTGGTGACGTATGAAGTAGCGGATAAGGTACAGAGAGTGTTCCGGCAGACTGCGACATATCTTGACAGATTCCAACATCTTATCTTCCATAGTGCCACAACCTACCAGTTCATCTACGCTGATTCCAAAGGCTCTAGCAAGCGCAACAGCGGTAGATAGCTTCGTGTCGTTAGAATTACCGTACAGTAGTGAATTAAGCGTAGAATAAGGCAAATTAGCTTCATCTGCAAGCTTGTAAACCGTCATGTCCGGCTCATTAAGAAATTCGTGGAGATTCCCACGAAAACTTAACATATAATTTGCACGGTTGACTGATAGATGTGTCGAAATTTCTTTGATTCGGTCTTTTTCCATCATGTTTTTTATCCCCCTTTCACATGATACACTTGTAACATCCCTTGAAACGAGGGACATCAAGTTCTGGCGAGGGCGGTGTTTATTGGCGTTTTCACCGTCCTCTTTTTGTTGATATTTTACAACAACAAAAAACGTGAGTCAAATATATATTGATTATCAAGAACGTATGTTCTATAATGTGATGTATCGCTACTTTAGATTCTGCGGAAAATTAAAGGGGAGAGGGGTGTGGTTACGATGGCAGAAAATTTTAAAACTAATGGAAAGAGAATGTCTAAAGAAGAGTACAAGAAAGAAATTATTGATATGATAAATTCTATTGAAGAATCTTATAAATTAAGATGGTTTTATCTTCTTATGAAAGAAAAAACAAGGGATGAATAATCACCCCTTGCGGTTATTGTATAAAGCTTCTGCCTGGACGATTAGCATATCAAGAGTTTCCGGTGGAAGCTTTTCTGCAAAACTTAGTAATCTTAAAATGCGTGGATTCTTTGATGCCCTAATCAATAAATGATCGGTAGATATCATATAACTTTTATCTATTCCATATTTCCTAACAATTTTGTCTATAAGTTCTTCTGTGATATTACTGTCTGCATTTAATAAGCTTACTTCTTCTTTGCAAAATTCTTCATAATCTAAATTTGATATGTCATAACAGCTGCTTATTATTTCTAACGAAAATGAAGATTGCAAATAATTTTCGTATGCTTCCATTTTCCGGTCAATATCACTAGCAGAAGAATTAAGAATATCTATGTTTTTGTTTCTTTTTTCTTCTGACTCTGTGTAGCCAGTAAAAAATGGATATATTTCTTTTATTTTTATAAATTTTTCATGTATTTCTTTATGGTGCTCTCTGTCAAAGGTATCGAGAAAATCTACATTATATCCACAAATAGGGCAGCGTGTTGTTTTGGCATCACCTTTTAAATAATCTAAACTAACACCAAGCACATCAGCTATAGACTTCATTTTATTTTCTTTCATAACAGAAACACCATTTTTCCAGTTAGAAATCGGAGCAGTACCACCTTTTATTTTTGCTAATTTAGATACTCTGTAGTCTGTAAACCCACAAATATCCCTTATTTTAGCATATCTTTCGTATCCATTTCCGTCCATAGTTATTCTCCTTAAAAAATAAATTAGAAAAATAAGCTATCTCATATTGACACGCTTAAAAAACTATGCTAAAGTACATACATAGCTTAGAAACATAAGCTAATCAAAAAGGTAGTAGATTATTTTTCTATATTAACTTAGGCGACGCTATGATTATATTAGAAAACTAAGCTACTGTCAATATGTTTTTGAAGAAAGGAGAGAGAAAATGTACGAAAAGTACGCAAAACGCAGAGATGAATTAGGATTGACTGATTACAAAGTTGCACAAATGAGCGGCGTACTTACATCTACTCTTAGTGAATGGAAAAAACATTATGAGACAGATGGAGAATCAGGTTATCAACCTAAGTTGGAAAAAATATCTGCAATAGCATCTGCATTAGGCATGAGTGTAACTGATTTTATCAATTAGAAAGGAGAAACATGGAAGAATTACAGATATTTAACAATGAAGAGTTCGGAGAGATTCGGACGGTGACAAAAAATAATAAGACGTATTTTGCTGGAAGTGACATTGCAAGTGCACTGGGATATGCAATACCGCATAAGGCTGTACAGACACATTGCAAGGGGGTTCTAAAATGGAACATCCCCACTAAAAGTGGCAATCAAGATGTCCTCTTTATACCGGAGGGTGATGTATACCGGCTCATTATGAGATCAAAATTGCCTGCGGCGGAGAAGTTTGAATCCTGGGTCATGGACGAGGTGATCCCTTCCATCAGGAAGAACGGCGGATACATAGCCGGACAGGAAACATTATCTGACGATGAACTTTTGGCAAAGGCACTTATGGTAGCGCAGAACAAGATTGCCGAGAGAGACAGAATCATTGCACAGAAACAAGAGCACATTGAACAAATGCAGCCGAAAGCAGATTTTTTTGATGCAGTTGCAGACAGCAAGACTGCAATTTCCATGAATGAGGTTTCGAAGGTACTGGGAATCAAAGGATTAGGACGTAACAACCTATTTGAATTTCTTCGTGATAATGCAATCCTGGATAGATGGAATGTACCATATCAGAAATACATTGATTGCGGATGGTTCCGTGTAATAGAGCAGAAATACACCAAGAACGGAGAAGAACACATATCTATAAAAACACTTGTATATCAAAAAGGTGTTGATGCAATCAGAAGAAAAATAGAAGCGCAGAGAAGTGCTTAGATGAAAGGAGATATTTCAGTGAATAAAGAAGTAAGAAGGGCACATTACGATAGAGGATTGAAATATGGGAACAAAGTCTTGCACGGCAGTGATTTAAGGGATTTGGTAGGGCTTACTGTTTCGGATGTGAATTCCAACGCTGACGATGCAGAAGTCGTTGTATGGTTTGAAAGCAATGAACGAAATGTTGCTGTTTACTTAATGGATGATTGTTTAGATGGACAACACATTGCAATCATTGACCATGCAAATGAAGAGGAAGAATCAAAGCTTCTTCTCAGACCAGTTACGGAAAATGACATAAAAGAATTTTCTTCAATGGTTTTGTATTATACAGATGATGTTTTTGGAGAAAACGATGAAAAAATTGGAGCGCACTATTTATACTGTAATGATTTGGAATTAGAAGAATCAGAATTTTTCAAAGTAAAAAGTCTGTATGTTTTCCAAGATGGAAGAATTTTAACAGAAAGGTAAGCAGTGATATGAGAACAACAATAAAGCTGTTTCTTCCTATTATAATAGCACTCTCCATCACATTTACTTCCACTGCACAGCCTAAAGGCAGTTTTATCTCCGAGGAAGCACAGGAATCGTGTGCAAAGTACGGTGAGGAATACGGCATCTGCCCGGAACTGCTTATGGCAATGATCGAGAAAGAATCTTCCGGCAGACCGGATGTGGAAAGTGGCGGTTGCAAAGGTCTGATGCAGATTTCTGACAGATGGCATAAAGACCGCATGGAACGTTTGGGTGTGACGGACATTTACTCCGTGGACGGTAATATCCATGTGGGAGCCGACTACTTGTCGGAATTGTTTGAAAAGTACTGTGATGTAGGAATTGTACTCATGGTTTACCACGGAGAGAAGAACGCAGCCACAAAGACAGAATTAAGTGATTACGCAGACTGGATATTAACCAGGAGCGCAGAACTGGAAAGGATGAATGGAAAATGACGAACAGAGAGAGATATGCGGAAAAAATTCTTGATATTGCAGTAACTGGTAATTCTATTGCTATTGACAAATGCGGAAATTTACATAAATGCAATGAATTGCGATGTGATAACTGCACATTTGGAGATTTAGGTAATTGTCGATCATGCCATGAAAAAGTAAAAGAATGGTCAGAGCAGGAATATGTTAAGCCACCTGTTGACTGGTCGAACGTTGCGGTTGACACAAAAGTATACGTAAGAGATTATGACGGTGGGTTTTGGGTTCCTAGATATTTTGCAAGATTTGAAAATGGGAAAATAGTTACATGGAAAGATGGTGCTACTTCTTTTTCAGCGTATGACATTGATAATGTATCAAAGTGGAATCAAGGAAAACTTGCGGAGGACACCGTATGAGTGCCAAAAAGCGGTTTACCGTCAAAGGGTGCATCGGAAAGATATTTTACAGTCCGAAAGAATGGGAAGTTGACCGTGAAACAGCATTCTATTACAGAATTGTAAACCGCAATACCGGGAAGAAAAAATGGTTAGGAAAGGAGTATTTTCATGCAGAAACGACAGATTATCCCCATCGTCCGTGCGAATGAGATTCTGATTGCAGGACTGTTAGACGCAGGAATCTTGTATATCGGTGAAGATAATATAATTCACGTAACAGAAGACTGAAAGCCGGAGGAGTGAGGAAATGGAAAGGAAGATAAGAAAAATCTTGGTAGAACTGGGGCTGAAACAGTACTTGCCCGGATTCCAGTACATCATAGAGGTTGAAACGCTGATGTTCGAGAACCGGAACAGAAGATTGTCTGAAATTTACCGGATTATCGGAGAGGAACACAGCACAAATGAAAAAAGCGTGTATCAGGCAATCAAGTGGGTTGTTGATAAGATGAACCCAAACACAGAGCTATACAAGGAAATCAATGAGACAGACAAGCCGGTATCAATCTATATGTTTGTAAATTCACTGTATTTATATCTTTGGGAGGATAGGAAAAATGAGGATTAAGCACATCTTTTTGCAGAATTTCTGCAAGTTCTATGGTTCTAACGTAGTGGACACTGATTTATACGACCGGACAGAGGTTTCCGGTGTGAATGAAACCGGTAAGTCCACAATCAAGAGAGCAATTCAGTATATTTTTGGATGCCGTGACGAGAACGGCAGAGAGATCACCGGAATCAGACCGCACGATAAGGACGGCAATGACATTGACGGAGATATTACCGCAGAAGTTACCGTGGAGATTGACGGTACAGACAAGGTTTTGAAAAAAGTATGCCGTCAGAACTTCAATAAGAAAGGCGAGTTTACCGGAAATGTCACGGATTACTATGTGAATGATATTCCCAAAAAGGCAGCAGATTTTGAAGCATTTTTGGAAGAGAGTGTATGCGGAAAAGATAAGTTTTCACTTTGCATCAATGCCATGACACTTCTTCTGAAAGGTGGCACGGATCAGAGAGCACTTCTTGCTGATATGTTTGGTCAGCACAGTAATGATGACATTTGCAATCAGTTTCCGGAGTTTGAAGCATTAAGGACTGTTCTGCAGGACGGCACTGTTGATGAACTGAAAAAACGTTGCAATACGCAGTTGTACGGCACAAGAGGAAGAAATGGAACAAAGGGATTGCAAGACCTGTTAGATGAAATTCCGAGCCGTATTGACGAGGTGAGCCGTCAGAGAGTGGATATTGACCTTGCGGATCTTGAACTGAAAAAGAAAGCTTTAATGGATAAGCTGTCAGAGAACATTAAGCAGCAGACAGATACGCAGAACAGCATGAATTCCTACGATAAGCTTTCTGATGGAATCATTGAGTTAAAAGGTCAGTTGAGCGCATTACAGCAGAAAGCAAATGAAAAACTGGATGTGGACAGAAGAGAGAAGCGCACAACACTGAATCAGATTCAGAATGAGCATCAGAAAGAGTTGCTTAAGGAAGATACCATTCGCGAAGAGATCACGGAACTGGAAAAGCGCATCGCACAGTTTGAACAGAAGAGACAGGAATTGAAGAAGAGTTGGGATTTGAATAAAAGCCTTAAATTTGATGAAAACTCTCTGATTTGCTCCTACTGTGGACAGGAATATCCGGAAGAGAAGAAAGAGCAGTTAAGAACGGAATTTGATGTACACAAGGCACATGAATTGGAACTGATTACCAAAGAGGGTTCTTCCTGTGCTGACCATATCAAAGCGGATCAGGCAGAACTGGAACATAAGCGTGAGGAACTGAAAAAGACAGAGGATGAAGTGGAACGGTTGGAAAAAGAGATTGCCATTGCTGATAATGCCTTAAATTCCATTCCGGCAAGCGTGGATATTTCCAATATGGAAGAATACAAAGCTATTCAGTCGCAGATTGCAGAGAAAGAAGCTGCCATGCACAAATTCACTGACATGAATCTTCTTAGATTCCAGTTAAAATGTGATGAAGAGCAGATCCGCAAGGATATTTCTGTGGTTGATAAGTCTTTGGCGAGTGTAAGCATTAACGAGAGTGTGGATAGGCGTATCACAGAACTGGAACAGGAGCGCAAGAACATTGCACAGAAGATCACGGATGTGCAGGCACAGCTTGACCTGTTAAAGAAATTCAGCCGGAAGAAGAATGAACTGCTGGAAGCTGATATGAACAAGTATCTTTCTTTCTGCACTGTGCGGATGTTCAGACCTCTTGTGAATGGTGACACGGAGGAATGTTGTGACTTTACATACCGTGGAGAGCCTTACAGCCGGAACATGAACCACGGAGCAAGGATTCTGACGGAGATTGACATTTGCAATGCGTTTCAGAAGCGGTGCGGTGTGGAATTGCCTATCATGGTTGACGATACCGAGAGCCTTGACCCTTGGAAGATTCCTGATGTTGACAGTCAGTTGATTATGTTCCGAAGAAGTGATGATGCGAGTTTGAAAGTGGAGGAAGCGAAGAATGAGTAATGAAGCAGAGAAACGCTACATTGTCGAGCGTGAGTTTGAACACGTAGGGTATAAATGCGTTGTGATATTTGGAAATATGGCTCACAGGTGCGGATATGTTGGCATTCCAAAGAATCATACGTTATACGGAAAAAATTATGATTACCATCTTGAAATTAAAAAATCAGATATTTGGGGCAGAGAAGTAAGTGGCATTTTCCCTTTGCTTGGTGCTTGTATTGATAAAGATGAAAGAATTCGAATTGAAGCATATTTCCAGTGTCACGGAGGTATTTCATATTCAGGTGGTGGAACAAATTCAAATTATCCTATCAAAAGTGATTTATGGTGGTTTGGTTTCGATTGCGGTCACGCTGGAGATAAGGCGGATTTGGATTATGCAATACAGAAATTCCCAAGCCGTAAAGAAATTTATCAGATGCAAAAAATGATAGAAAGTAAATTTCCTGTTGGTGTCGATGTCGTTCGTTCAGAAGAATATGTTGCTGATGAATGTAAGAAGTTGGCGGAGCAATTGAAAGAGTTTGAAAGGAATGAAGAGAATGCAGATTAAGAAAGAAACAGTCATTTCTGTTCTGACAACAAGCGGAGAAACAATCAATGCCGGTGACACAGTGATATTCAATTTTGATGACAAGTGTTGCGTGGGTGTGTACCTGGGACTTTCAGACCGTGGAGCCTTGAAATTCAAAGGCAAGATTGCTGATACAGATGTGACATTCCATGTGATGCCTAGAAGTATCAAGGAGATTTACAAAGCTGATGTGACAGTGCATCAGGGAGTTGCAAGTGGATTTATGAATGAGTCGGAAAGCGAGGAAGAATAGCATGGAAAAACATAAATTTAAGGTTGGAGACAGAGTAAAAGTAAAAAAGGATATTGTTACGCTCAACAGAAGAACTGTGGGGAAATGCGGAACAGTCAAAGAACTATTGACGGATAATTACTGCTCGGTTGAGTTTGACGAATTTGTAGGCGGTCATGATTGCAATGGATTCGCCAAAGAAGGGCACGGATGGAATCACGCAGAAGATGCGCTTGATTTAGTTAAAACTCAGAATGAAACCATCGTAATCTACCGCAAGGACAACAAAGTGATCGCACTGGACAAATCCACTGGCGAGAAAGCAGAAGCAAAATGCAATCCGGCTGATGAATTTGATTTCCGTACTGGTGCTAAGTTGGCTTTCAATCGGCTGATGGGCGAAGATGTGAAGCTTGATAACGGTGTTCGTGAGGTTAAGAGGAAAGCCAAGGTAGGTGAGTACGTCAAGGTTGTTAATGAGAAGTCTGTTTTTAATACTTATAAAAACGAAGAAATTTTCAAAGTAACTTATGTTACAAAAAGCGGATGCATTTGTAAAAACTCTGAGAAACAGTGTTGTTTATGGCACGAAGAGTACGTTGTCCTTGAAAACTACAAACCGAAGAAAGAACCGGAGAAGAAAGACGAAATCTGCGTGGGAGATACCGTAAAGGTCACGGATACCGGTAATCAGTACAACTTATACGGTACATGGAGTGGTCTTTTAGGATACGAACAGAATTTTGTAATAGATTCAGATGTAAGCAAAGATGATGAATACAAAGTTTTAAGAATTAAAAAACACGATTATATGTCTAAACGTACTCTTGCGCTTATTCAGAATCCCAAGACAACACAGGTATTCATCATTAACATTGACGGCATCAAAAAGGTAGAAAGGTAGGTAGCAATATGGCAGACGAAAAGAAGCAGGAAAACACAGGAATTGTGGAATACGAATCAAATGGGGAAATTGTAAAAATTTCCACAACAACGGTAAGAAAGTACCTTGTAAGCGGTGGTGGAAACGTATCGGATCAGGAAGTAATGATGTTTATGTCTCTTTGCAGATATCAGCATCTTAATCCTTTTTTGAAAGAAGCATACCTCATTAAGTTTGGAAACAATGATCCTGCTACGATTGTTACCGGAAAAGATGTTTTTACAAAAAGAGCCGATGCAAATCCGAATTATGCAGGAAAAAAAGCAGGAATTATTGTTCAGAAGAAAGATGGTTCCGTTGAAGAAAGAGAAGGATCTTTTGTCCTTAAGGACGAATCTATTGTAGGAGGTTGGGCTAAAGTGTTTATCAAAGGAAGAGAGACACCGGAGTACCAGTCAGTATCTTTCGATGAATATGTTGGAAGAAAAAAAGATGGAACAATCAACGGTCAATGGTCTAAAAAGCCTGCAACAATGATAAGAAAAGTTGCTGTTGTACAGGCCTTAAGAGAAGCTTTTCCGGATAAATTCCAAGGTTTGTATGCACAGGAAGAATTTCCTGATGTTTCCGATGTGAAACTTGATGTGGAAAAAGTTGTGGCAGAAGAGGTACAGGCAAATGCAAACACTATCGAGTTTCCTGACGCAACATTTGAGGAAGTACCGCAGACCGCAGAGACGGACATTGCCAGCGCAGAGACACCGGATTGCTTTAAGTAGGGAGGAAAAGGGATTATGATTTTTGTAAAAGTAGGTATTGTACTGTGGGTTGCGTTTTTTATTGTTCGGTTTTTTGTAAGTGCATCTATTAGCACAATAGAAAAAATCACTCTTGCATACACCGGAAAACTTAAAATGACACCGATGAGATTTATTGTGTTTATTTTATTTATCTCAGCTATTGCAGACAGTTTCACAGCGTTGATTTGGTTTTTGTTTTTCAGATAGTGAGGTATCCGCTGATGAAGCTAAAATGTTTAGGCTCCGGTTCTTCCGGTAACTGCTATCTTCTAACGGCAGATAACGGTGAAACACTTTTACTGGATGCAGGACTTCCTATCATGGACATAAAGCGTGGTCTTAACTGGGATGTTAAGTGTGTTGTGGGTGCGATATGCACCCATGCGCACAAAGACCACTCATTATCTGTATCAGACATTGAACACATGGGAATACCAGTATTTAAACCATATGAGAGTTTAGAACCTATGGAAATATGCTTTACTGGTGGAAAAATAATGGCATTTGATCTTACTACACTGGATGGTAAGTGGACACATACCAACGCTGATGGTTCAGAATGCCCTTGCTATGGATTCCTGATTACTCACCCGGAAATGGGAAAATTGCTTTATGTAACTGACACGGAATTTGTTAAGTGGCGGTTTCATGAAGTAAACCACATCCTTATTTCATGCAACTATCAGAAGAAGTACATTACAGAGGATTCCAACGATGCTAAGAAATCCCATGTGTACCGTGGTCATATGGAACTGGAAACGGTAAAAGAATTTGTCATTGCGAACAAATCAGATGCCCTGCAGAACGTCATATTGTGCCATTTAAGCCGTGATAATTCTGATGCCAAAGAATGTGTCGCAGAGGTAAAAAAGATTGTTCCATTGGCGAATGTGGACTATGCGGCAGCAGGCAAGGAATGGATTTTACAGAATGGAAAGGAGTGTCCGTTTTGAGTAACTGGAAGAACATTCAGAAAGCGAAAGCTATTGAAACCAAGAATCGTGAAAGAATACTGGCAGTCAATCCACATGTGGACGATGGAAGTGGAATTTACTTTCTGACAAGAACAGACGAGGATGGTTTTCGGTTTGCGTATGTGGGACAGGCGGTACACCTACTACAAAGACTGGCAGGGCATCTTAACGGATACCAACACATTGATTTATCCATGAAGAGCCACGGATTATATTCTGTGGAAAATATATACGGTTGGAAAATCGGATTCTTACATTACCCGGTAGAAGAACTGGACAAGTGGGAGCAGTACTGGATTAAGCGTTATGCAAACGAGGGTTATCAGCTTCGCAACAAAACAGCCGGTGGTCAAGGTGATGGAAAGAAGCAGATCGCAGAGTACCGACCGGGAAAAGGTTACCGTGATGGGCTGGCACAAGGCAAAATCAACCTTGCAAGGGAACTTGCGAACATTGCCGACAAGCATCTGGTCATCAGTTTGAAGCCTGAGAAGCAGAACAATTCCGTTTCACAAAGACAATTTGTTCGGTTTATGGAACTTTTGCATGGAGAAAAGGATGGTAAAAGTAATGAATAAAACAGACTATGAAGTACTTTTACAATACGTTGAAGAAACTGACAAGGAGTTTTATGAATCTCTTTCTACTCAAAAACAAATTATGTATCTTTGCTATCAATATGGAACTAGATCTTTTAAAGAGTACTTGTTTAAGTATAGATTTCAGCAAGTCTGCAATAAATTAAAGGAGTTTTTCAGAAAATGGTGAAATACGAAGATGAATGCTGCGGATGTGCCACTGAAAGAACTTGAAAATCACAGAACTTGGAGGTGATACAAAAAATGCCAAAACGATATGACAATCCGCAGGAAATTTTGAAAATCATGCGGCAGACAGAACTTTTGAAGCAGTCTGCAGAGAGAAGTCCATTCACCGGAATACTGACACTGTTCTGCTATACCTTGTGGAAAGACTACAAATATTCACAGACGAGACTTTCCGACTTCTGCGGTAAATTCACCGAGTACAACGAAAAATACGAGAATGAGCCTTATACGGAGTTACAGAACAGGCTTAACGATTTTGCAGACTGGACGATTGAGTACAAGGAATTTACCGAAGCTGATTATCCACATTACAAGTCGGTTGTAGCGCAGAAATGCATCCGGGAACAGGTCAGATGTAACAACCTTATCAATGAGTTGTCCACAAGGTACATCCTATATGGAATGGTAATTCTTATGGAAGATGGATTCGGTAAGAAGAAGCTGACGAATTTCAAGGATAAGTTTTCTGACCACATGGACAAAGCCGGAGACAAGTGTAACGGAAAGAATTTCATGGACTTGTGGAGAGAACTGGTGGAAAACACCGGTATCTATATTGAGAAGCCTATTATTGAGTAAGGAGTTCTAAATGGCAGAAAAAAGAATGTTCAGCGCAAAAATAATTGAGAGTGATGCTTTTTTGGATATTCCTGCTACGGCTCAAATGCTTTATTTTCACATCTGCATGAACACGGATGATGACGGATTTGTGAACAATCCACGGAAAATCATAAGGATGTGTGGTGCTTCTGATGATGATTTGAAGATACTTATAGACAGCAGATTCCTTTTATCTTTCGACAGCGGTGTTGTGTTGGTGAAGCACTGGCGCATTCACAACTACATTCCACCGGATCGTTACAAGCCGTCATGCTATGTGGATGAAAAAGGAAAAGTCGGCTTAAAGCTAAACGGAGCATACACCACAGACCCTAAAAAGATGGTTTCCCCAGTAGAGGGAAATCCGAAAAAGAGTTGCTATGACAAAGAAATCAAACTTGATAAGAGGTGATATAAATGCAGATGACAGGTTATGAATTGTTGGCGAATTACGAAAAAGCAGAGGACAAGGACAAACAGATTCTGATTCTTGCGGATTTGAACCACATCCCGGTTGACATGGTGCGTTTTGTGATTGACAACAGAGAGAAATTCGATGTTTCAGAGACACCATTGTCCACAGAAGAATTTGCAAAGTGGTGTGAGACGGAACTTGACCGTGTGGATGCTAATATTCATGCACAGGAAATATATTACAGAGAAATTTGCAATGTATACAGAATCGCAAGTACATACGGAAAAAGGAGAGTAAAAACGTGAGCAAAGGATTTCATAGAGAGGATGAATTGCGGAAGATGGAGCAGCATCCCAGTGTGCGGGCAATCCGCATCGGACGCACGAAGCCGTATGACTGCAGCTATCCAGTGATGGAGAGCAAGCCGAGGATTCCGGAAAGGAGTAAGGATGGGAAAAGCAGCAGGGATTAGAGGATACACAGCAGACGAAGTTGCAGAAAGTAGACGTATAGAACTGGAAAAAGACTATGAAAAATGCCGTAATAAGTTTGATGAAGTAAAAATCAGAACGCAATCGGTTAAAACTGCAAAATTAGAACTTGAAGAGTGCAAACATGAGCATGAAAAAATGCTATCAGAATATCGCAGAGATAGCGTAGACAGAGTTTTATCGTACATTCGCACAAAGAAAATTACGGACTCAAATGAATTGGATTTACTGCTGTTCCACTGTCAGAATAAGCTGAACGGCAACATTGATGGTATTGAGTTAAATTTGCACTATGAGGAAAGGAGCAAGGATGGAGAGACTGACAGAAAGAAAAAGAAATTTTAATGGCACTGCTATGAGCAAAAAGTCAATGATAGACAGAGAAGGATATCCTGCGGTAAGTGATTATGCATCAAAAGTACTTACAAAATTAGCAGATTATGAGGATGCCGAAGAGCAGGGATTGCTCTTGCGGTTGCCGTGTAAGGTGGGAGATAAATTATATCGTATAACTCCATATGCAAAAGAACCGATTATTACAACACACGTTTTACAAATAAATATCAAGCAGTTTTTCAATGAAAAAATAATTGTAAGAATTGATGTCATGGATAAAATGGGTGAAAGTTGTTATTTCTTAGATGATATAGGTAAAAAAGTATTCTTATCGAGAGCGGAAGCCGAAGCCAAGCTGGCAGAAATGGAAGGTGCGGAATGAAGAGAGAAGAAGCTATCAAGGATTTGGACATTATTAGGTTTAATCCTCATTGGGATGAATTTGTAAATGAAGAATATTGGAAAGAACTTATGGAAATGGCAATCACTGCCTTACAGAATCAGCCGGTGTGGATTCCGGTAAGCGAGAGACTGCCGGAAGACTGTGTTCCAGTTAATGTAACATGGATAAACAGAAACCCGGAACCGTATTACGAAGACATAAAGGATGTTCCATTTGTTGATACTGCTGTTTATTGCAACGGAAAGTGGTACTGGTGGTCAAGTGTTTGCGTTGATTATCTCAAAGAATACGGAGAACGTTATAACATTGATTTGGTTGACGAGGACATTGATATTGTATCTTGGATGCCACTGCAGGAGCCGTACCGGGAAAGTGAGCCACATAAGCAGACCAAAGCAGATGAAATCCGTAGCATGACGGACGAGGAGTTGGCAGATTTTATTATCAATTTTGACAACCGTTTTGGTGAGGAATATGAGGGAGAACAGAGTTGTCTGGCATGGTTGCAGAAAGAAAGTGAGGAGACAAAATGAGTGAGAGAAAGTATGAAGTTTATGAAAATGAGAATAGAATAGCGAGCAATATGAGCTTAGAAATGGCACTTTTATTTATTAAGGCGTATTGTGACGAATACTACAATGAAAAAGTGCGCCTTACTTTGGTGAAAATGGAGGGTAGACATGACGGAGAATGAAGCACTCAAAAGCGCATTGAAAAAAGTAATAGCACAGGAAAAATCTAATTGGGGATATATAGAAAACTTTGATGTTGACGAGAATTGGGCGGTAAGAACAGCTATTGAACAAGTGCAGCAGTACCGCCAGATCGGCACACTGAAAGAATGCTTGCGAAATAAGGATTTCTTGGATTTTCTTTCGGACAAAATGAACCCAAATGATTTTGAAATATACTTGCGCTTATACAATGCGTTGAAAGAAAAGGGGTGTGAATAATGAGTGAAGAACTGAAACAATGCCCGTTCTGCGGCGGGGAAGCAAAAATTAAAGCAGCTACAAAATCTTACAGTTTTACCATTTGGTGCGCATGTAAATGCGGTGCAAGGACAGAGGGATTTTGCCCGGACACAAACAAAGAGGATGACACTATGGAGAATATCGAGGAATGTAAGAAAAGAGCCATAGAAGCATGGAACAGGAGGGCGAACGATGAAAATACTAATTGATATTCCAAAGGCATTTGAAGTGGACTATAACACAGACCGATTTGCAGAGTTCTTCCAGCGTTGTCTTGCGGATATGAATACCTGCTGTGGTAACTATGAGCAGGAGACCGCAGAGATGATGGAAAAAGCATTTGAAAAGAGCAGACTTTACGACCCGGACAAGGTTGTGAAGCAGTTGGAAGAACGCACAGCATTCCTGAAAGACTGTACGAAGTATGGAAATAAGACAGCAGATCAGCAGTCAAAATCCTACGACACTATGATGATGTACGAGGTCAAGGATTTGGTAGATGATTTGTTGGAGATCGTAAAGGCAGGTGGTGTAGATGCGAAAACCGATTCCTAAATCAGTTAGAAAATTAGTGTACGCGAAATACAACGGTCACTGTGCTTACTGTGGCTGTGAGATACCGGAGAAAGGTTTTAATGTAGATCATTTGCATTGCATCAGAAATTATGAGTACACCGAAGAATTTACCGGAATTGACGTACACGGCATAAGTAATCTGATGCCGTCCTGCGGTTCATGCAATCGTTATAAGGCAACAATGGATTTAGAGACATTCAGAAAACAGTTGCAGAAGATACCTGACAGACTGAAAAGAGATGTTTGTACATATAGTATCGCAGTCAGATTCGGTATGGTGCAGGAAAACAGAGAACCGATAAAGTTCTATTTTGAGAAAGTAGGTGGAGCAGATGCAGAACATTGATTACACCGCCCTGTACGAGCAGAATGAGGACTTTAAGCGGTATGTTGACAGATACTGTACCAAGCATCGTGTCAGCGTGGATGAAGCATTACAGCATTACCTGGTGCAGATGGCGGGCAGGATGTACAAGGAGCAGGAAGAAACGATAGTTAGATAAAACCAAGAAAGGAGCCGAGACTCTACGCAGAGTGAAGCATATGCGGTCTCTTTGAAAAAAATGAAAAAATTAAAATGTGAGATTTACAGAGATTCAATGCAGAACTATAAGAAATATGCCATACCTCCGGCACAGCTTATCATTGCCGATGTCCCGTATAATGTAGGCAAGAACTTCTACGGCAGTAACCCTATGTGGTACAACGGTGGGGATAACAAGAACGGTGAAAGTAAACTTGCAGGAAAAGCGGCATTCAATTCCGATTTCAACTTTAATCTATATGAGTATTTCCATTTTTGCTCAAAGATGCTGAAAAAAGAAGACAAGAATAGCGTTACCAGGGGAAGAAGTAGCAACAGTCCTTGCATGATCGTGTTCTGCTCTTTTGAACAGATGCCTACGCTGATTGATGCCGCCTATAAACATGGATTCGTCCATTACATACCGTTGGTATTTGTTAAAAATTACAGTCCGCAGGTGCTTAAGGCAAATATGCGTGTGGTTGGTGCTACTGAATATGCTCTTGTGTTCTACCGTGACAAGCTGCCGAAGTTCCGGAACGGTGCAAGGGTTGACGAGGACGGGAAGACGACCCGTGGCACTGGGAAAATGATTTTTAACTGGTTCAGTTGGGAGAAAGACGGAAAAGATATTCCGAAAATTCATCCGGCACAGAAGCCGGTAGCGGTGCTGAAAAAACTGATAGAGATTTTTACAGATCCCGGTGATGTAGTGATTGATCCTTGCTGTGGCAGCGGTAGTACCTTAAGAGCAGCCGCAGAGATCGGGAGAAGTGCATTCGGATTTGAGATTGACCGCAACTTTTATCAGAGAGCCAAAAATGAGATGATTGTCTTTGAAAGAGATAATCAGATTAGTTTTGAGGATATTCCGGGGGTGATGCCGTAATGGATTTTGGATATTACAACATGGATTGCATGGATGGGATGAAAGAGTTCCCGGATGGTTACTTTGACCTTGCGATTGTGGATCCACCGTATGGGATTGGAGAAAATGGGGATAAAAACCATACAAGAGGTAAACTGGCAAAAGCAAAGGATTACAAGAGTTTTAGCGGAATGGATATAAATCCACCAAACGAAAAATATTTCGATGAACTGTTTAGAGTGTCAAAAAATCAGATTATTTTTGGGGCAAATCATTTTATAAGCAAAATGCCGTTTGATAGTAGTTGTTGGATTGTTTGGGATAAAGATAATGGAAATACTGATTTTGCTGATTGTGAACTTGCATGGACTTCGTTCAGTACTGCAGTAAGGAAGATTAAATATAGGTGGAACGGAATGCTTCAGCAAAATATGAAACACAAAGAAAACCGTATACACCCTACACAAAAGCCAGTGGCACTATATGAATGGCTTCTGAACCGCTATGCAAAGCCCGGAGACATTATCTTGGACACTCATGTAGGCAGTGCCAGCAGCTTGATAGCCTGCTACAGAACCAACCATCCATATGTTGGCTTTGAACTGGACAAGCATTATTATGATTTGTCCAAAAAGAGATTAGATGCAGAAATGGCACAAATGCGATTATCTGATTTTATGCCGGGGGTGATGCCATGAAAAATAACATTATCATTGACTGCTTTGCCGGTGGTGGCGGAGCAAGCGTAGGAAGTGAAATAGTAACTTAGGATTTAGTAGAGAAAGAGAGGTAATGAGCATGATACACGCTATATGTGATTTTTGTGGTAAGGATTGCGATAGAACAGCAACGCTACTGTCTATGACACCTTTTCAAAATTTTGCAAGGTATCATACAGATAATGAACCGTATGGAAATAGAGAAAAAACTAGAAGTTTTGTAATCTGCTATGAATGTTGTAAAAAACATAATCTTCCTAATCCGTATGAAACATATTCAGGAATTACTAAGCAAGAGGGGCATTATGAGAAATGCCTTGATAATTATACAGATGTTGACCTTGTAGAAGATAAAAAATATGATAAGAGATTTGATTAAACTGAAATATTAGGATTTACGGAGGTAAAAAAGATGATGGATTATAAAAAGCCAAAATGTGACTGTAATACATTTCTTCATGCTTTTCGTAGTGAGTACTGGAAGGTTGCAAGAGCAATTACAAATAATGGAGAATTAAGTGATAAAACAATAAAGGTTAATACATCTTTTGATGATTCGGATTATAAAATTAAGTTAATCTGCCCAAAATGTGGTAGAACATATGAAGCGGACTATGACGATAAAGATAGAATCATCAGAGGAAAAATAATTCAGTAAACTGAAATTTAGTGGAGGAGAATGGCTTATGAAGTTATCAAAACTGACTAAGCCTGAACTTGAAGAAATCTTCCGTAACGCCAATTTCACGGAAGAGGAAGAGAAAGTGTTTTGGGATTTGTCTAAAGGAATTTCTCAAAAAGAAATATCCTTTAGACATTCCATTTCTGTAACTACTGTAGAAAGAAGAGTGAGGTCTATAAAAAATAAACTTAAGCGGTTAGAAGGTGATAGATTTGGAACTTTCTAATATGGAAATATTGCAATATGCCGTTAGCAATGGTATGATTGACACGGAATCTTTGCAAAAAAGCATTGAAATGAAAAAGAAAGAGGAGTATCTAAAGAAACATCTATACGCAATCAACAAAGGAAAAGACGGATACTGGAGAACTTATTTGCCGGATGAGGAAAAAGGAAGGAGACTTGTAAAAAAGAAAAGCGAGGAAGATCTCAAAGAAGAAGTTATTGAGTTTTACTACCAAAAAGAGCAAAATCCAACAGTTACAGAAGTGTTTTACGAATGTGAAGACCGGAGATTGTCTCTTAAAAAGATATGTAAAGCAACATACGACAGAGATGAGAGATATTTTCTAAGACACTATGGAGAGTTGGGTAAGCGAAGAATAAAATCAATATCAGAAGATGAATGGGGGGATTTTTTAGAGGAAGAAATTGCCGATAAAGAGTTGACACCTAAATCTTTTTCCGGTCTAAAAGGAATTACAAGAACCTTCCTTAAACGGGCGAAAAAACGTAAACTTATTGATTTTAATATTGTAGAACTTTTTGAGAATCTTGACGTATCTGATAGTGATTTTAAAAAAGTAATAAAGGAAGACTATGAAGAAGTATTCGACGAATATGAAACTGATGTAATGATTAAGTATCTTGTCAGCCACCTTGATACTTCTAATGTTGCTATATTGCTTATGTTTTTAACTGGTGTACGTATCGGAGAAGTTGTAACATTAAGACATTCCGATTTTTCTGATAATACTTTTAACGTTCGCAGGACAGAAACGAAGTATAAAGACGAAAGCGGAAACAATGTTGTTGAAGTAAAAGAGTATCCCAAAACCAAAGCAGGAATCAGAACAGCAATTATACCGAATGATTATGTATGGATTTGCGATAAAATAAAGTACATGAATCCATTTGGAGATTACATTTTTACCAAAAATAATATCAGGGTTACTGCACAGGCGGTTAGGCAAAGGCAAAAAAGGCTTTGCAGGAAATTGAAAATTTATCCAAAGCCACCGCACAAAGTAAGAAAGACATATGGAACTATTCTTATGGATAACAATGTGGATAAGAGACTTGTCATGGATCAGATGGGGCATACAGATATCATGACATCAGAAATACACTATCATAGGAACAGGAAAACCATTGAAAAGAAATCGTCTATTTTGAGTAGCATACCAGATTTACAGGCAAGGTGATTTGAATACTATTTTTGCGAAAGTAGTCAAAAGTAATCAACAAAAAACACCTAGAAAGCCAGTAAATATGCGGAAAGTAAGAGGAATAGAGTGGGGTTCGAGCCCCCTTGCTTCCACTCGAAAAAGCTGATAAAATGGGAATTCCCGGGCAACGGGTAGTCGGATAGTAGTCAAAATAGTAGTCAAGCCTAAAACGAAAGGAGTTTTTTGCAAAGATTCCAATAATTTTATAGTGAATGAAATGTGACGGATACATGACGGGTAGACCGTCTTTTTTTATGCCAAAATTTAAGCATAAGGAGGGATGACCTTATGGGAAAATTCAAATTTTCAGATGAAACACTGGAAAATATATTCAGCAAAGAACGTACAAGGGAAGTGCCGATTAAGTATCAGTCAATCATGGTTCATGTAATCGAGGAAGTTTTAGGAGAGACGGGTAATGCTTATGAATTTCAGTCCGTTGGGACTTATGAACAAGCCGACATATCAGACACTTGATGAAGTTGAAATTGCGAAACAGATAGAATCAATGGAAGAAAGGGAGAACAGCCATGCCGCAGCCGATTATGAATCCGAACTATTTCAATCCGCAGTATAGAACACCTATGTACGGACAGTTTATGCCACAACAGGAACAATTCCAACCACAGCAGTTTATGCAACAGCCGCAACAAAATACGGTACAGATGTACGGTCGTATTGTACCGGCACAAGAATGCATAGCACCGAATGAGGTTCCTATGGATGGAAACACAGCATTTTTCCCAAAACAGGACTTGTCGGAGATCTATGCTAAATCCTGGGGAGCAGATGGAAAAATCTATACAAGGCTCTATAAGCCTGTTTTAGATGCAGACCCTAACAATTTACCGTCTGACACAGAAAAAACAAAATTTGACCTATCAGACGAAGCCACAGCGGTATTTATGAAGCGTTTTGATGAACTGGAACAAAAGATTGAGCAGTTAAAATCTTCGCAAACGCAAAGAAAAAATCAGCAATCGCAAAGAAAGGATGATGCAGATGCTTAAGTCAATGGTAAATCAGCAACAGCTTATCCAAAATATGATTGGAAACAACAAGATTATGTCTAACGACATGGTAAAAAACGCTTATGGGATGGTTCAAAAAGGTGATTTCAAAGGAGTAGAAAATCTAGCGAGAAACATCTGCAAAACGAAAGGTATAAACCCTGATGATGTAATAAGACAGATAAAAAGTCAGTTTCCTTTTTAACAGCATATTAGAGGTTTGTGCACAAAACCCGGGAGACCTCTTTATGAATAAAATTATGGAGGTAATCTAATATGTTTGAAACAAACAACAGTCCTTTTACCATGCCTGTTATTCCGGCTGCCGGAAATGGCTACGGAAATAATGGTGCATTTGGTGATGGTGGATGGCTCTGGTTCATAGTCGTAATTTTTGCGATTTTTGGCGGTTGGGGCGGTAATGGATGGGGCGGTAATGGCTCTAATTCCAGTTACTACACAGATTCTGCATTGCAAAGAGGGTTCGACACCCAGTCTATCATCGGTAAACTGGACGGAATCAACAACGGTCTGTGTGACGGATTCTACGCTGTAAACAACGGTATGCTTACCGGATTTAATGGTGTAAATACCAACATTTTACAGACTGGATATGGCATTCAACAGGCTATCAATGCAGACACCGTAGCAGGAATGCAGAATGCTAACGCTTTACAGGCACAGTTAGCACAATGTTGCTGCGATACCCGTGAAGCTATCCAGGGTGTAAACTACAATATGGCAACGAATACTTGCGCATTGCAGAACACCATGAATAACAACACTCGTGACATTATCGACAGTCAGAATGCCGGTACAAGAGCAATCCTTGACTACTTATGCCAAGATAAGATCGCTACTCTGCAGGCAGAGAACAACGATCTGCGCAGAGCCGCTTCTCAGGATCGTCAGAATGCTCTTCTGACTACTGCCATGAGTGCACAGACACAGCAGATCATTAACGCTGTGAATCCTGCGCCCATTCCTGCATACCAGGTTCCTAACCCTAATGTATATTACGGATGTGGATGTAACACTGGTTGCGGATGCTAAAACTGCATATCGAGTAACTTAACCTTAAGGTTATGTCTGCTATGCAGAATTACTGACAACATGGGGCAGACTATATGGTTTGCCCCTTTGATTTTGAAAGAGAGGTATTTATTATGGCTGAATATACAGCAGTAGCATTACAGACTGTGGCAGCAGGAGCAGACGTTGCTTTTACCGAAACTGCCGTAAATGGAAGTGGTTGTATAACTCACAGAGAGGGATCCGGAATTGTGAAGTTAAGAGGTATCACTAATCAGTGCCGGGCGAGATTCCTTGTAAGTTATTCCGGCAACATTCAGATTCCCACTGGTGGAACTGTTGGGGAAATTTCTCTTGCGCTGGCAGTAGACGGAGAACCTTTACAGTCCACAAGAATGATCGTAACTCCTGCAGCTGCAGAGAATTTATTTAACGTTTCTGCGCAGGCTTACATTGATGTCCCTCGTGGATGCTGCAGTACGGTAGCCGTTCAGAACACTTCTACGCAAGCTATTGAAGTGCAGAACAGCAATTTGATTGCCGTTCGTGAAGCGTAGGAGGTGAAAAATCATGGATGTTAAGAGAATGCATGAAATGATTGAAAAACTTTCTGAATGTGCTAAAGCGCAGTTTGACAAGGGTATCGACAAAGTAGATATTTGCGAAATGTCAAAAGCCGTTGATATGATGAAAGACTTGTCGGAAGCCATGTACTACCGGGAACTGACAAAAACCATGCAGGAATATGACCCGGACGAAAACATGGAAATGTTTGATCGTTACGGTGACGGTGGCAGACGGTTTTATGACCATTACCGCTATGCTGACGGCAGATTTGCACCTAAAGGTCGTGGAACCTACCGCAGAGGTTATGAAGAGCCACCCTATTACCACATGACCCCGGAAATGTATCACCGTGACATGGACAGAGACATTGGGCGTATGTACTACACAGAAACTTCTTCATCCGGTATGCGTGATGCAAGAGAGGGCAGAAGTGGCATGAGCCGCAGAACCTACATGGAAAATAAGGAACTGCATAAGGCGAATACACAGCAGGACAAAGAAGCAAAAGTCCGTGACCTGAACACCTACATGACCGAACTTGCAAACGACATGACGGAGATCATCAACGATGCAACACCGGAAGAAAAGACGGTACTGCGGAACAAGCTGTCTGCGCTGGTAACAAAAATCGGTTAAAACACTTAAGGGGCTTATTTAGCCCCTTTTATGTTGGAGGTGGTAAATTGTTCACGATAAATGGAATGGACTGGAATTTAAGGCTTGTACGCAGTCACAGCCCTATGCTGATGCGTTCTGATGGTACATATACGTTTGGCATGACTGATAGAAACACAAGAGACATTTACATATCAAATATGATTCATGGTAATTTCTATGACCGTGTGCTGTGCCATGAATTGTGCCATGCGTTCTGCCTGTCCTACAATTTGACTATGGATATTCAGACAGAAGAGATTGTTGCCGACTTTTTGGCTACCTACGGAAGAGAAGTGTTTGCTGTGGCTGATGAACTGATAAGTGGTTTTGTGGAAAGAATGGCATAGAGAAGACTTTGCAAATAAGTCTTCTCTATTTTACCTTCTCCATCATCACAATTTCATGGTCTTTGCACTTATCTGCATATACGTTTAATGCATTTTCCATCCCAGTTATCGTTTCCTCATGCATTTCGCTGCTAAAATGATACCTCTGCGACTTTATTTTAAATTTCATTTCTTCCATAGACTATTCCTCCGCTAAATTATAAAATTATTTTTTGTTTCCGATTTCTTCATCTACTTTGGTATTAAACCATTCCTTTTTAGTTATTCCTTTTTCAGATAGTTTTTCTTCTAACTTGTCAAACTTCTCCTTTTCAATTTCTACACTAAAGTTTTTTGTGTTCTCCCTCCGCTTTTTCATGTAATCGGCTCTGCTTTTAGGTGTTATGATTATCACCTCCTTGTTACGAGTTACATTATATATCGTTACGAGTTACAAGTCAAGAGTTTTTAAAAAAAATAAGAGCACCCTTTCGGATGCCCTTAAAATCCTATATTCTATTGTAATTTGATAACTTCTTTGTTACCTGTCCAAAAACTTGTTTCGTATTCCAGTTCAATACTCTGCGCATCCTGCGGAACTACAAATGCAATCTTGTAAGATGTTTTTCTACCGCTTGAAATATTCGCATTCAAAGAAGAGTTATCCACAACACTGTAATTTTGTTCACAATCTGTATCGTCTGCGTAACACTGAAAATCGTAGATGCTTACATACTTATCATCTTTGCTGTTGTTCTGATAAGAAACATCAATCATAATGTATTTTGTTCCATCAGCAGGAGCGTTCCAACCGTATTCATCCTCATAATCAGTGTAGTCAATGTCAAAATCATTTATTGTGACTTGCAAGCCGTCCGCATCGAATGTGTAACCTGGAGAAATAACAAAATCTGATTTATTTACAACAGGAGAAGAAGTAGACTCTTCTGTTGCTTCAAGCGAAACTTTTACTTCCGCAATAGGAATAGAAACATCATCAGATTTATTGCCTATGTTATAAACTATGACTGCAAGAACACACCATATAATGGCAAACCACGAACCAGTATGCAATTTATTCTTTTTATCACCAGTAGAAATGTCGATTATTGCAAGAATAACAGCAACCGGAATAGTAAATGTCAAAATAGAAAAAACAGCCGCCAACGTACTTAATGTGCTCTGCTTTTTCTTAGGTGGCTTTTGATTGTTCTGAACTGTCTGATTTTTTTGCTGTTCCAAAATGTCAATATCGAATTTAGACATACAAGCATCACAATAACCTATTCTGTGATATACCGGCAATCCTTTATCATCCGTAGCCACCTGTTCCGGAACAACTCTCATTTCTTTACCACATTTGTAACAATTCATAATATTTCCCCCTCTAGGTTTTATTAAAAATCTCATTTTTTGAGACTTTTTTCGTAAAAAATTTTGGGTCAACCGTTTTGATACCCCCCGTAGGTCTGTATTTTCAACCGAAAATCTCATTTTCAGAGGTTTTTGAAAGAAAAATTTTTCTTCAATTTTCGTGCTAAAAATTTTCAATCCCCCCGGGGTAGCACTTTTCAAGCTGAAAAATCCGTTTTCAGAGGTTTTTCTCTGATTTTTTCAGACCGATTCAATGTGTGAAACGCCTGTTCGCTTCTGCAGTGCAAGTCCTGAACCTGTCACCCTGTCACCGTGTCGCAGCTTTCGCAAGGTCTCCGACTGCCGAAAGCATAGAATCATACGCAGACCGCAGCAGCTCCGCAGATTCCGGAGACATACCACCGGCGGCGCTCTCCACCCGCATGACGGTTTCCAGCCGTTCCCCGGCATCCGATACGCTCTCCATAATGTCGTATACATGACCGATTCCCACTTTTCGCATTTTGTATAATCCCCCTTGTAACATTTATTGTACACCAAGACAGCGCAATCCGTCAATATATTAGGGTGCAGGATCTGACCGGACCCGGTGGAAGAGTAGCACAAATAGACCGCCAAGCCGGCAGCAGATCCAACGGAACACGACAAAAAGACGGTTGTAAGCCGTCTTTTATCTGTTTTCAAGTTCAAAAATCGCCCACCGCAGGGCGGCGGCTGTCTCCGTGTCGTTCTCTCGGTCCGCACGCTCTAACAGCTTGTAAAGTCTTTCGATGTTCTTTTCTTTCATCCTGGTGACCTCCTTTTTTTAATTTTGGGTATATTCCACCCATAAAACCGCCGCCGGTAGTGATCCGGCGGGCATCCTCTGCGGCGGCTATTGTTCGATGATTTCAAAGCATTTTTTTATTTCTTCCAAGCTGTGACAGCATTCCCCGCCGGGATAGTGATATATAGCCATATAATCTCCACCGCCTAAAGGTTGCATATCTTTCAAATACGCTCTAAAACCTCCGTTTCCTTTTATTATATTTGGGTATCCATCTTTTCGCATTTTTTCAATTCTTGTCATGTTCCTATTCCTCCATATTTTCAATTTTTCCCGTTTCCGGGTAAAAGCAAGCCGGGACTCGATCCCGGTTGTAAGCCTGTCTTACTTGCTTAACTCTCTGTAATATCTGATGATGTACCAGGCAGCAATGTCGGAAAATAAAGCGGTTATAATTTCCATACTGTCAACCTATTATTTTGCCTTGCTTGCGTGTTTTTCAAGTTCCCTGAAAAGCAAACAGCAAGCTAATTTTTCGGATTCTTCCTCGGTGAATTTTTCCTTTTCTTCTTCTGCCTGCTCCAAGATTTTTCCCACCCAGTCGGATGCAGAACGTAAATAAATTTCATCAGATACAGGGAAAGCGGTTGGAAGTCCTGACATCCAGTCAATAAATAATTCTTGACGGCTCATTCTCCTGCAATCATATTTTACTTTTTCAATGTAAAATGCGTTCATGATATCTTTACAAATATCGTTGTATTCTTTCTTCGCTTCCCTGCCGTTAAAGGTATAATATTCTTCCGCTGATTCGTAAGCGTCAATAATTTCCTTTTTTATGTTCTCCATTGCCTTTTTACAATTTGTTTTCAACATATTGCTTTTACCTTTTCACCCGTGTTATAATTTGAGTGCCTTTCTTTTTGGGTGCCGGTGTTCGCTTGGTAGGTGGTCACCGGCTTTATTTATTTGTTGAGATAACTATAACAGATATAAGGCACAAAAACAAGATGCAATAATATACAAATATAAGGCACAAAATAATCTTTTTTATTGTACAAAATGCATAAGGCACAAAAAGAAACATGATTATATTATAGTAGATAAAAAATAATATTGACATATAAGGCACAAACAAATATAATAAAGATACATTTATATAAGGAGGTGCAAACAATGGAGCGAAAAACAACAGACGCAACAAGGAAAGCAATTTACAAATACGACAACAAATTCGAACGGGTGAATTGCCGTTTTGCAACTGGCACAAAAGACCGTATCAATAAATTAGGTTATAAGAGTGTGAACGATTTTATAAAATTAGCTGTTGCGGAAAAACTGGAGCATGACGAAAAAATATTGAAATAAGGCACAAAAACATATTTACATATAAGGCACATAATGTTATAGTGATATCACAATATCAAACAAGTGATATCACACTAATGATGTCATGATATTACAGCCATGATATCACAAGAAAAGGAGGTGCTAAAATGGCGGAAACATTTAACCAAATGATTAGATTCCCGAAAGACCTAGAACCGCAGATCAAAGCGCAGGCAGAAAAGAACGGTATAAGCGTCACCCAGTTTGTTATAGGTGCCGTGATCGCAGCATTGCAACCAGTACAGCCGCAGGCAGTGACAGAGCAACCGAAAGAAACACCCGTGACAGGCTCTAAAAGCCCCATAGACGAGAAAATCGCACTCATGCAGGCAAATGAACGGCTACACGCTTTACAAGCCAAAACAGCGGCAGAAAGAGCCGCTAGAGAGCATGGAGAAGTTGCACCAGTCGTTAAACATCCTCCGAAATGGGCAGGCTTACCCGGACAGCGACCAGACGAAAGCAACGTTGAATGGGTAGAACGCAAGAGGAAAGAAGCAGAAGAAATTTACAAGCAAGGTATGGAACGAATACAAAGAGAAAAGGAGCAGAAAGCATGACAGGAACACCGGAACAGATCACAGCAAAGAAAGCCGCCCGGATCGTATCGACTTGTAGAGCGTTTTTCCCGTGGTATGAACCGCAGATAAAAGACAAATTCGAGCGGCAAGCGTGGGAAGAGTTAAAAGCCAAAGTTATCCCAGAGGTGGAAAGCTACACAGATGCTGCACAACTGATAGCGGATCGGCAGAAATTCGCAGACAAAACGTTGTTGCAAAAAATATTTATCAGGGCGTGCAGTCTTCGGTCACTGGATCCAGAATATCACAGAAATTTAGTCCAAAAAAAGAAGCAATTAGAAGACGAGCGATGGAACCGATTACAAGACAGCCGGAAAAGATACGGTGCATATTGTTAACAAGATTTAAGCAGGTGTAACAGCCTGCTTTTCTTGATCTATTTTCACTGTGTTGTTTTAATGTGCTAAATTTTGTAGACAAATTGTAGACATTTTGTCTACGCAGATTAAATAAAAGGAGATTAGATAAAATAAAGGTTAGATAAAATAAAAATAAATAAGAGCAGAAAGACATTGTATAACCAAGTATATATAAATACTAGAGCTGACCAGCTACCACCAAACACCCATCTGCAAAAATCACCTGTCTGTCTGTTTAAAAATCCAATTTGCCAAATTTACACGGATGATATTTTTTAACCGCATGATTTTTTATTGCTCAGGATCAGCGGCAGAACACCACAACAACAAATTGTCAAATGCGTAAAAGGTTGTTGTGGATTTTTAAATAGCACTTATGGTATGATATAAGCAGTTAGGGAGCCGACGTTAATACGGTGAGAGTGACAGCGGTACAAATCAAACCCCCTCTGGATATGCAGCCGCCCAGATTGTAACCAAGACCACCGGAGCCGACAGACCGGAACCGATTAGAAGTCACTAGCTGATCACTTTTGTAAATTTATGTTTTTTACCTAATCTGTGGAGGAGATAAAAAAACATGGGTCTATTAAGTGAGGATTAGTGATTTTTTTATTGCAGATTTTCAGGAGGTGCAGAGCATGGAAAAAGTCGAAAATACGGAAACATCACAGGTTTATGAAAATGACATGGAATTATACCTTTCCCAGTTCTGCAGAGATCAGAAAATCGAGGATATCAGGAAAGAGTCTCAAAGCGTTTGGAATGCTGCTCTTATGTATATCAAACGCCATGCATTTAATGAGCCTGATTGTCTTAAATCTAAAGAGATGCATAATATAGACGGGTTTATGGGTGGTTATAGTAATTATAATGCTTATGACTATACGTTAATTAATCGTATATGTGATTATTATATATATATGTGCATGATGTATGACAAAGAGGTATCAGCTATAGGATTTAGTTTATTAACAGGTATAGACAGATATACGATAGCTACTTGGAGAGATGAGGGAACTAAATCAAGTCCATTAAGTTCTGACATCGGCAAAAAGATATCGGATTTTCGTGAAGAGTCTTTAAGCGCAAAGTTAGCCACAGCAAAGCGCAACCCTGTAGGGATCCTGGCAATATTAAATCGTCACTACGGTTGGAACCTTCCGGGAGTATCGAGAGAGCAACAGAACCACAAGCAAGCCTTAACCGCTTCGGATCTGCCACAGTTAGGCAGCATAAATGGACAAAATACGTCAATGTTGACCGATTCCGGAGCGTATGACAGTGACAACACAGATGCAAATGAGTAGCAATAAGTGCGAAAACGTGTGAAAATATTGGATAGTTAAGAATGTGACAATAAAGATTGCGTGAAAGATTAGTTTAACGCATAGTTGAAATAGACCGTGGGGGGGGTCTGACAGGATTCGAGAAAACCCATATCTTAGTCCCTCAAATTTCCTCAAAAACAAAAAAGACCATTTAGGAGATATAGCCGTGATACCATTCATTCAAAAAGATAAGGCTATTACAAAGGCTAGAAGATATTTTAAAAGATATGGATATCGTGTAGTTGGCAGTAAGACCACTAACGCTTATGTGTATGTAAAAGCTGTCAGCTATTTAAAAAATCCGGTTATTGGGAGAGCAAGTCTCAATACGGGCACAGTGGTAGCAATACTGAATGTAAATAGCTGCCCGGTAGAAATCACAGATGGAAAATACGATTAACAGGAGGAAACGCATGATTTTTTTACTCGTTATGCTATTTTGGATTTTATATACATTGCAGGCTCCTTGGTGGATGTATTTGCTATTGATCCTCCTGGGGATATGTGGAACTAAGGATTGAGTTTATAGCTTATGCAGATCTACGGAAAAGAAATTAAAGACGAATGTTCAAAATGCGGTGAAGTCCTGCAATGCGAATTGTTTCTGCAAGGTCATGGAATCAAGAGAGACCGTGAGAAAGTTACAGAAATGGTTAGCTGCCAGATGAAGCACCAAAAAAGCAGACTTGATAAAGAACCTAAAGAAGATTTGCCAGTTAAGGAGAAATGCGAATTGCCACCGGAGATTGTGAGAATTATCCCATATCACATTGTTGAATGGGTTAAATTCATAAAGCCATTGTTATTGCCGAATATCTGGTGTTGTGTTGGCATTGGATATGTGTCGGAGAAATCAAGGCATCAAGAGTGTATGCAGCCTGTGTGTGGGAAACGAAAAATGGAAATATGCGTTCGACAACACCAAGTTTTTCAAAGTACTGTACACAGGCGAGAAAATTTTTTAGATAAAGCGATATAGGGTGTTTCACGAAAATAATCCGGGAGCAGATGGTCTCTCTCCCGGAGTTTAGGGCTATCGCCAAGCGGTAAGGCACAGCACTTTGACTGCTGCATTCCCAGGTCCGAATCCTGGTAGTCCTGTTTCGCAGATGTTTTCTTCTTTCGGTCTTTGCCATCTGCGAATTGTCTTCCATACTTTTCCATTGGAGACACTCCTTTCACCTCATAGCGGAATGCTGTTAAGAGCCGTCGCAAGGCTCGTGAGGGTTTAACCGGTTTATGATAGCCCGGTTTTTGCGGAATACCGTTGTAGGTTTTAATCCGTGGGTTGTCAGTAAAGACATTAAAATCCCGCACAGCCATTGCGGACATAAAATTGGCGTAGGTGGTTGGGTCGCTCCCGACTAGCAGGTAACTGGCGGATGTCCTGCGAAAATAAAAATAGCCATAAGTGTTGCGCTGTGTCAGCGCCTTAAATGTAGGCATACAGCTTATGGAAACGCACATTGGGATGTAGCGCAGTTGGCGAGAGCGGCTGTCTTATACACAGTATGTCATGGGTTCAAGTCCCATCATCCCAACTTGCAGAAATAAAACACAGCGTGAGATACGGTGGCGGCACAAGGTGTTTTGTAAATGTACAAGTCAGGTAAACAGCCGGGAGACACCCTACCGATAAACAGCAGAAAATCATAACGCATGTCCCTGTTCGCAGGTGCTGACTAACTGCTGCATAATATCTGTTTCTGCAACTATTCGGTCAAATTATGCTGTTTGTTAACAGGTGGTCTATGTTTTGGCTGAAATTCAATGCTTGCATATTGCTATGCGACATTTTAGTGCGTAGCAGAACCCGGGAAATATGCTTGCATTATGCAGATATGGTGTAATGGTAACACAGTAGCTTGCTAAGCTATCCAGCAGAAATGCTGTCAAGGTTCGAGCCCTTGTATCTGCGCTAACTTACGGCGAAAGTCGTAAGCGGTAGAAAGTCCGCATGAGATTGTACAAAGTAGTGGCAAAAGCAATTTCAGATATAGCAGTTCCACTACACTGCTATATTTGCCATGTGTCCGGTTGGTCGAGGGTGCTGTCTTGAAAACAGTCTGGATGTAAAAGTCTCTGGGGTTCAAATCCCTAACATGGCGTGCGTTGCTGAAGGATGCGACCTGTGGTTGCTATTGAGAAGCGAAAATTCTAGAAAGTAACTTTGTTGAAATAGTGGCAATTCCTCTTGTTTTGGAAAGCAATGAAAAAGTTTGACCGTTTCAAGTTTCGAAAAATCGTGAAAACTTTATATACGTCTGTCTGTTGGTCAGAAAGAGGTCTCCAAAACCTCTAACGAAAGTTCGATGCTTTCCGGGCGTGTTTATCCTTATCTCCACTTAGTCTGGTACTACTGCAATAGTTCAGGTCGATGGGAGATGTATGGATAGTAGTTGCTCATTATCGGTTAACGAAAAACACTTCTGTGAGTAGAATTTGCAGATTCAAAAGCAGTCGAGCCTTGTTTGGGTCGGGTGGGTTCAACTCCCACGGCAACTATTCCCTGTCTAAAACGTAAGCCACATACGTTTAGCGAAAACCAAGCCTATGAAGTAGAGAACAGACAAGACTGTGAGATTGTGGATAGTCAGTGACAAGTAGGCGGTGCATCTTTGGTTATGGCAAGCGCAAGCCATAAAAGGTTTTACGGTGCGATTTCCATGCATAGCTCCAGTGGAAGAGCGGCATCCGCATAGGATGTGTGTCGGAGGTTCGATTCCTTCTGCATGGGTTACGGAGGATATGAGGATGTTTAGAGACTGCTCTGCTTGCAAATACTGTTCTGTCGATTATTCTTTTGACGAAGAAACAGGGGACGAATATCCCATTTATGAGTGTACAAAAGGTAATGATACAGATTTAGATTTTGAATGCAAAGATTTTAAGAAATATAAACCAAGGAAGTACGTTGAAAAAGATACGGAATGTGATTGTTGCCAAAACGCCCATTTTTGTTCAAGGTTATCGGGTACTGCTTTTGACTGCACAAATATGTTTGATAAACATAGTCACGTTTTATATAATCGTGACTACTGTTATAAGATAAACGGTACAAAATGGAACGAGATATTAAAACTGCGAGAATCAGGACTAAAAGATTCTGAAATTATAGAAAAAATCAGCAATGAGAAATTAGCGGAAATGGTTCGATACGTAAAAGAAAATGGGATTGAGTTGCCGGAATCAATAAAAGAACAGTGCCGTAAAGCAGGATTCGAGGTGTGAGCAGAAAGTTGGTGGAAGAATGAAGCCATTAGAAGAAATATTTTTCAAAGCTTGCGTGAATGAGCAGAAAAGAAAATTACATTCTAGCGATCGGGAATTGAGCATAAGAACTATTGGTAATATTTTTGAAAGGCTTGGATTTTCGTACAAGCAGTTAATGTATTATGTCAGCAAGTGGTCTGACAAGGGATTTTATAATTATGGAGTGACGCTTGACTTAGGCTGGTTTGAATTTGATAAGCTGACAGGAAAATATAAGCAGATTTATGATTATATGACAAGTACGGACGGATGGAAAGATGGAGAACTTGCAAATTATATTGTCAGTAATTCGTTTAATCGGGAAAGGATAACAAATTTTGCATTGAAAAAGCATCTTGGAATTGAAAAAGATGAGGACTTCTTCAATCCATACAAAGAGGGGTAACTAATGAAACATTACGAAGAATGGCACACTTGCGATAGGTGCGGAGAAAAAATAAAGAATACACTTATCAGAAAAGGGAAAATGAAAATTAAGACAGAAATACAAAATGGATACCGTGTCAGTGACTTGATTGATGATTTTGAACTAATTCTGTACACGAAAGAAGCACAATTTGAACTTTGCCCTAAGTGCAGGAAAGATTTTGTGAGGTTTATGAAGAATGAAAATAACGGAAATGAATAATTGCATTGAAGAAATGCGTAAGTGTTATAACTTTAATGATGATAAGACTGAAATAAGGCTTGGGGATATGATAAGTGGCTTTGACAAATATGTAACTGTCTGTACAAGAGATGAAAATGGAACACAGATTGAAATGACAAGACACGCAGACGAATTAGAATAAACAAAATCACCGGCTAACAAACGGAGTTAGTCGCTAACCTAGAAAAATTATAGGCAGAATCCTATAAGGCACTTCTGCCACAAGCGGAGGTGCTTTTTCTTTTGGCGAGTCAGAGCCTTATATCGGCAGTAAACAGCTATGACAATTACATACAGCGCAAGGGAATTGATGAACAGGTCATTGATGCGTACATAGAAGCCTGCAGAGTGGCTATAAACGGTGAAAAGGACATAACTTATGGCTTACAGATAACAAACCGTTCTAAAGGCATTGTAGAGCGTTTTTGTATGGAAAGAACCGGAGGAACCATATGGGATTTGGAAAAGTATTCCTTTGCAAACAAGACGCACTATTCTCTGACAGATAAATTATACGATGTTCTTTTACTAGAAGCACAAAATAAGGTTGTGGACAGTGCATACCAATACTTGGAAAAGAAAAGAGAACCTAGAGAGCGGTTCTACATGCCACGTAGAAAGCAATTTCTTAAAATCGGTCTAATGGATGCCATTCAAGGAATGATTGATGATAAATACGACATTCTCTGCGTGTCACTTATCCCTGGTGCCGGAAAAACTACGGTTGAAAAAATGCTGAATGCATTGGTAGCAGGATGGTTTCCGAGAGATTTCAACCTTTTTTACTCCCACAGTGGAGATATTACACGTATGTACTATGACGGTGTGTACGATATTTGCACAAATTCTGACGAGTACACTTGGAATGAAATCTTCCCAAATCTTTCTGTTACCAGTACTAACGCAAAAATGGAACAGTTTAACATCGGAAAATATAAACCATTTCCATCAGTTCAGTGCACATCCGTAGGAAGTAAAAATGCTGGTAAAGTACGTGCATCTAAGTTTTTGTTCGTAGATGACATGATCGGTGGCATCGAAGAAGCTATGAATCCTATAATTTTGGATAAACTGTGGGACAAGTATGCGGTAGATGCAAGGCAAAGAAAGACACAAGATACTGACGGAAAGAATTGCAAAGAGATCCATATTGCAACCAGGTGGAGCGTAAATGATGTAATCGGTCGGATCCAAAATATGTATGAAGGGAATCCGAGAGTAAAAGTAATTGCAGTGCCGGATATTGACCCAAAAACAGGATTAAGCAATTTTGACTACGAATTTTCCGGATTTACGGTTGCTTTTTTTGAAGATCAACAATTACTCATGGATGAAATCTCTTATAGGTGTCTTTACAAGCAAGAGCCTATTGAACGTGAGGGATTGTTATTTCCAGAAGAAAAAATCAGACGTTATCTTAATCTGCCACATGGGGAACCGGAAATTATTACCGGGCAATGCGATACCAAGGGAAAAGGAACCGACTTTTTTGTTCTTCCGGTATTGCAAAAGTACGGAGAAGATTATTACTGTGTGGATGCTGTTTGTGACAATACTGCGGATTATGAGATGCAGTATGAAAATGCTGCAAATGTACTTGTTAATAATAAAGTGCAAGAGTGCGAATTTGAGCGTAATGCCGGCGGTGACCGTGTGGCAATGGAAGTAAATAAGCGTGTAGAGAGTAAAGGATGGATATGCAACATCACAGACACACCGACAGAGACAAACAAAGAAGCAAGAATTTTCCAGTGCTCTAACTGGATTTTACAACACGTAATATTCAAAGATCCATCATTGTATAAGCCTAACGAACCATACGGTGTAATGATGTCGTTACTGAAAAGGTACTCTGCTTCAGGGAAAAAACAGTTAGATGATGTACCTGATGTATTTTCAAACTTTGCGTTGCGAATTACAAACGGAAACAGGGTAGCAAAAGTAGAAGCAATTCAAAATCCATTCTCTTTCGGACGGAGGTATTGATTATGGTGACTAAAGATGTTTTGTCTCAATACATAGATTTACAGGAAGAAATCAAAGAAGTACAGCAGAAGATTAAAAAACTTGAATCGGATATCAGAAAAATTGAATCGGATGGGAATGTTGTTGACAGCGTATCAGGTGGATGCGGCGGCACTGAACATTTTCGTATTGAAGGATTCCCTTATCCAGAGTACAGCAGAAAACGGACACTGCTTTATTCCAGAAAGGCTACTTTACAGCTTTTAGAGGACGATTTACTGCAAAAAAATAATGAAGTCGAAGAATTTATTGCAAGCGTTCAGGACAGCCGTATAAGAAGGATCATCAATTTACGTTTTGTTGAAAAATTATCATGGAACAAGGTTGCTGATAGAATCGGTGGTGGAAACACAGAGGATAGCGTAAGAAAAGCATTTGACCGCTATATGGCAAATTAAAATAATACGGAGGTATAAAAATGGCAAAATATAGAAAGATACCTATTATTGTTGAAGCTATTAGATGGAATGGCATTAACTTAGATGAAATAAAAGCATTTGTTGGGAAATCGCTTATATATGAAATTATCGATGATGCTTGGAGAGCAGGAAAATCTTCACCTCATGTAATCATGAAAATAAAAACTTTAGAGGGATATATGAACGTATCTATAAATGATTTTATAATAAAAGGAGTAAATGGAGAATTTTACCCTTGCAAGCCTGATATTTTTGAAAAAACATACGAAATCGTATAGTTCCATATAAACTTGTCCGATATGTCCGATTTTTCCGTGATACTATTAAGATGCAGAAAGATTCCAAGATATTTTTCATTTCCTCCTCAGATCATGTGAAGACTACAGAAGTACCGCTCTTATCAGCAAGGGCGGTATTTTTGTGCGCAGAAAAGAGGTATTTATGATTTTTAATCAAAAAATTAGAGTGTACTGTCCGGGATGCGGACGGTTAGTCGGTGAATGCAGTTCAAAATCGCACATTGACAAGACATATAAGTGCCGGAATTGCGATAAGATGGTTGTTTACCATACGGAGACCGGAGAACGTGAGATCAAGAAACTTCCCAAAAGAGACCAGAGCAGCGGAATTACATTTATGTAGGTGAAAATATGAACACTATGAAATTTCAAGACCTTGTAAAGGGTTGTCACGGTAGAAAAATTGCATATACGGATGTAGAGCAGATAACCGCAGACAACATTGTAAAGGTTATTGGTGATTGCATCGGTGTTTTTAATTACAATAAGTCAGTTATCAAGTACTTGTGGGAGTACTACAAAGGAGATCAGCCGGTACTGTACAGAACAAAGCTGTCAAATGAGGATATAACGAACAAAATCGTTGAGAATCATGCTTATGAGTGGGTACAGTTCAAGGTCGGTCAGACTTACGGAGAGCCTATTCAGTTTGTCAGCAGAAAAGATGATGAAGCTGTAAATAAGGCAGTAGATGAACTGAATGATTACTTAGCAGATGCAAATAAGCATGAGAAAGACATAAAAGCTGGTGAGTGGCAGTCGGCAACCGGAACATCATTCAAAGCTATACAGATTGTGAATGGAGATGTGCCTATCCGTGTGGTTGCACCTAATCCTCTGAACACGTTTGTCATTTACAACCGCAGTTCCGAAGAACCGATTTTGGCGGTACAGGAATTAAAAGATGAAAACGGCGAGTGGTACAAACTATGCTACACGGAATCCTATGAATGTAAGATAAAAAACAGTGCGGTTGTTCCTGATACATGGAAACTTCACGGATTTGGTGGTATTCCGATTGTAGAATTTCCGAACAACCATGAGCGGTTGTCTGATATTGAACTTGTTATAGATCTGTTGGATGCAATCAATAATACACAGTCAAACAGAATGGATGGTATAGAGCAGTTTATCCAGGCATGGTACAAATTTGTAAACTGTGAAGTTGACGAAGAACAGTTCAAAAAAATGAAAATGAACCATGCATTGGTTGTAAAGTCCATTAACAAGGATAACAAGTCTGATGTTGATGTGATGTCACAGGAACTTGACCAAACGCAGACACAGGTTTCCAAGGATGATTTAACAGACAGCGCACTTTCAATTTTGGGAATACCGAACAAGCAAGGAAACACTGGCGGTGATACGCAGGGTGCGGTTGAGCTGAGAAACGGATGGGATTTTTCAAAATCAAGAGCAAGGCTTAAGGATCCGGTTGTTAAGACAGCAGAGAAGAGACTGGCCAAGGTTGCGCTGAATGTTATCCGCATTAAGAAAGAGGATCTGAAAATCACTCTTAGAGATTTTGATGTGCAGATCAACCACAGTCCACAAGATAATATGTATACCAAGTCGCAGACATTACTGCAACTTCTGCAGTGTGGTATTCATCCGCTTATTGCAATCAAAACAGTTGGACTTTGGGGAGATTGTGAAAAGACTTTCAACCTTTCCAAACCTTACCTTGATGCTCTGTGGAAAACTGCTGACATTATCAACATGGAAGAGCAGATGGCAAAAGCACAGGAAATTGTAAAACAAATGCAAAATAAGACAGTTGCCTAGAAATAGGTAGCTGTTTTTATTTTATAAAAATTCGCAAAGCCGTGAGCGTACAAATCGGCAATGTCACTCGGTGTCGTTGCACCGTAAAAAAACGTAGGACATAACGGAGGTAATTTATGAAGAGAGAAGATTTAGCGGCAATGGGATTAACTGATGAACAGATTGAAAAGGTTATTGCCGAAAACGGCAAAGATGTTCAGACAGCAAATGCCAAGGCAACCAAAAACAATGCTGAACTGGAACGGTTACAGGGCATTGAAAAAGAGTTTAATGCCATGAAAGACCAAAATCTTTCCGAACAGGAAAAGGCAGCGAAGCAGTTAGAGGAAGCAAATAATCGTATCGCAGAGTTGGAAAAAGCACAGACTTTAGCAACTCAGCGTACAAGTGCGGCTGACAAATTCAAAATCACATCAGAACAGGCGGCACAGGTTGTAAAGGATGACGGCAGTTTTGATTTTGATGTTCTCGGAAAAATTATCTCTGATAAAGAGACTGCTGCGGCACAAGCCAAGGAGCAGGAGATTGCAAACGGATCTACTAATCCTGGAGGTGGAATTGCTGGCGGTGGAAAAGATGACAAAAAAACAGAAGCCGAAAAAGCGGCTGAAAAGATTGGCAAGACTTTAGCTGGAACAAACAAAGAAGCCGAAGCTGTAGTTAGCCAGTACTTATAAGGAGGTACACAAAATGAAATTCTCTGAAACAAGTGTAACTACCCAGTTAGAAATTCTTAAGAGAAAGCTGGGCGGTGAATTATTTGTTCCTATTAAACTGGATGCAAGTGCTTTCACTAATGGTGTGTGCAAGGCTGGTAATCCTATTAGTGCGACAGGAAAGAAAGTAAATGGCGGAAGCACCGATGATGCAGCAGTAGGTATTTTGCTTAACGATGTTTACGATAGCAACCCCAACGGAACTATCATTAAGGCTTTTGCCTGTGTAAATGAAGCAAATGCTAACGCAAATGCAGGTATTACCATTGCCGATGGTGTAAAGACAGGATTATCACTGATTGTATTTGAATAACTGAAACCGACTACAGACAGATGTAGCCGCTGACCGCTGAAAGATAGCGGTAGAAAGTGAGGAAATAATGAACATTAGAGATGCCTACAATGCGAAAGCAATCGCACTTGTGCATACAGAAGTTGCAAGTAATAAAATTGCATATCTTGGTTCCGGCTTATTCCCCGCCAAGAAGAAAATGGGACTGGATTTGAAGTGGATTAAGACTTCTAATGGACTTCCTGTTACCCTGAAAGCATCTAATTTTGATGCAGTTTCCACTATCAGAAGCCGTGAAGGATTCAAGATGCAAGAGACAGAAATGGCATTCTTCCGTGAATCTATGATTATCAAAGAACAGGACGAACAGGAAATCATGCGTATTAAGGACAGCACAGACCCTTACGCAGCAGAAGTATTAAGCAGAATTTTTGATGATGCAAATACTCTTGTGGAAGGTGCTGATGTAGTTCCTGAACGTATGATTATGCAGCTGCTTGCACCCAGTGACGGATCTCCTAAGATTTCCATTCAGGCTGACGGTGTAACCTACGCTTATAACTATGACCCTAACGGAACCTACAAAGCCAACAACTTTGCAGAACTTACAACTACGACCGATAAGTGGTCTGATACCGAGAACTCTGATCCTATGGATGATGTTTCCGTAGCCATTGATGCCGTAGAAGAAGCTACTGGCGAGAGACCTTCCATCATGATTGTCTCTAAGAAGACCATGAACTACTTAAAACAGAACAAAAAGATCAAGAGTGCTGTTCTTGCACAGAATACAACCGCAAATGTATTTATGACCGATGCGAGAGTAAAGGAACTTTTCTCTACCGAACTTGGCATTAGCATCATTGTATACACTAAGCAGTACAAGGATGAAAGCGGAACTGCTCATAAGTTTTATCCTGATGGATTTGCGACCCTTATTCCTAACGGTGCACTGGGTAGTACATGGTACGGCACTACTCCCGAAGAGCGTACACTCATGGGTAATCCTGCCACAGATGTAAGACTTGTGAATACTGGTGTTGCTGTTGCTGTCAGCGTAACAGAGGATCCCGTACAAACCAAGACTACAGTATCAGAAATCGTACTGCCTTCCTACGAGAGAATGGATAGCACCTATGTAATTAAGTGCTACTAATCGGAGGTATGCTGATGAAATTTGATTACAAAGTCAAATACAAAGGCAAATGGTATCTTCCGGGAGAAGAAATCCCGGAGGAAACCGTCACCGAAGTAAAAGAAGAAATCCCGGAGGAAACCGCATATACTAAGACGGAAATCAACCGTATGTCTACGGCAGACTTGCAGAAGTTAGCCGCAGAACACGGTGTCTCAGGTGCGGAAGAAATCAGCGGTGCGGAACTGAAAAAGATTCTGATTGAAAAGTTTGAACTTTAAGAGGTAGCACATGGCAGAATATACGACTTTGGAGCAAGTAAAAATCCGTCTGAAACAATTTCATATTGATTCTGAAAGTTCCGAGGTCGTGTTTGACCATTTGGAAGAAAATCCTCTTTTGGAACAACTTATCAGTCAAGCAGAAGCCGACATCAGAGCAAAGAGAATATACCCGAAAAGCTACACGGAAGAGAAGATTGCTGCGGATATGAAAAAATTTCAGTCCGTTGTGGTTAATCTTGTCGTGTATGACAGATCGCAAGCCGGTGAAAACTTCATGGCAAGCTATTCAGAGAATGGAGTGTCGAGAAAATGGAGAGACCGTGAGGATCTGTTTGTTGGCGTATTTCCATTTGCAAATGTATTGTAATTAAAAGAAGATTGTGCGTGACCATGTTACTGATTCCAGTAATAAGGTTGCAGGCGGCACACTTTAAGGGTGGTGGGCGGTGTGCCAACAAACAAGGAAGGCGGTATATGATGTGACTATAGAGTTATCTACAGCAATCATTATAAGCGTGTTATCACTCGGTTTTTCCGTCTACATTGGTCTGAAAAATAGCAAAAGAACAGACACAAAGGATATTGAGGAACGTGTGAAAGAAAACACACGCATCAACATGAAACTGGACACCATCCTTGATACTATCAATGAAATGAAAAGCGAGCGTTCAGAGATGAAGAAAGAGCTTGCAGAGCATGAACAGAAGCTGACAAAGGTTGAAGCCAGTACGGCATCTGCGCATCATAGACTTGATGGAATTGAGGAAAGACTTAACATTAAAGAGAACGGAGGTAAGGAATGATGGATTTTTCACAGGTAGGAACTTGTGTTGCAATCGTGGTTATCTGTTATCTTGCCGGTATTGGAGCGAAGCTGATTCCGGTTATTAAGGATAACTACATCCCGGTTGTTGTCGGCATTGTCGGTGGCATTCTCGGAGTAGTAGGAATGTATGTTATTCCGGATTTCCCGGCAAATGATGTACTGAATGCGATTGCGGTAGGAATTGTTTCCGGTTTGGCAAGCACAGGAGTAAATCAGATTTACAAACAGGTGAAGAAAGATGCTTGAAGCAAATAAGCAAAAAATGAAGTATTCCAAACAGGGTGAGAAAGTCACAATCTACGACCGTGACGAAAATGGAAACATTAAGTACATCGAGGTTGACGGTGAAAAGATTCCAGTAGTTTTGAGAGAAGCTATCGGATTTTCTGACCCTGTTCCTTTTTCTGCCAATATCAGCAATAAGTTGTCAGAAGTACTGGTAAAGGAATTTGGTATTGATGATTCTAGTTCTTATTGTCAAATTGTGACCGATAAGGGATATTTGCCGATTAAAGCAGGAGACATTGTTTGGAAGAAATCTGATGTGGGGCGAGATAGTGATGGACTGGTTGACGATAAGACAGCGGACTACGTTGTAAAAGGTGTAGCCGATGAAGGACTTACCGTTGACCTGTTTTTGCTTCAAAAGACGGTAAAGTGATATGGGGAAGACGATTGAACTAAATCTATTCAGTGACAAGTCCATACAGAACGCTATTAAGGCTCTTAGAGACTACGAAAACAGCTTGACCTATAAATGTAGGCTACTGGCTGAAAAATTGGCTGAAAAGGGCGTAGAAGTGGCTAGGATAGAGGTCACAAGTTTAGATGCTATCTTCACTGGTGATTTAATGCGAAGCATTCATACAGAGCATATAGGGAACATAAAAGGCGGTGGAATCTGGGCGGTCGTTGCTGATGATGAATCCGCTGTTTTTGTGGAATTTGGTACACTTGGAAGCCTTGGTGGGAAAAAGGAATATCCATATCCGTTGCCAGAAGGTGTTCAATGGAACTACGGAAGTGGTTCAAACATCATTCAGTTGACAAATGGTCAATACGGCTGGTTCTACAAAGGTGATGACGGAAAAGTGTACTGGTGTGAGGGCATGGATAGCAGACCATTTATGTACTTGACAGGTATCGAACTTGAAAAAGATGTAGTGAAAGCGGCATTGGAGGTGTTCGGCAATGGCGGTTAATGAATATCAATGGGTATCAGATTTTAAAGTCAAAATTGCATCATACTTGAAAACGAAAATACCGCAGAGCCATCCTAAAGCGTATGTAACGGACAAGAGCAAGGATTTGTCAGAACCAACATTTCCCACAGTTTACTTTCATGCTATGCCGTTCACAGAGACAGGACAAGACCTTGAAGGACGGTCTGTTAATGGAATCACAGCATCGTACCAGGTGGATGTGATAACCAACAAGAGTCAGGAAGAAGCTGAAGCTATCATGGCTACGGTTGCCGGACTTTTTAAACGTTTGCGATTTCAGATAACTTCCATGCCGGAGTTTAGCAATACTTCACAGAACACATACAGAAGCACAGCACGGTTCAGACGAATTGTTGGTGCTGACGATACATTGTAACTATTAGAGCCAAACGGCTCTATTTTTTTATGCAAAATTAAGGAGGTATTTATCATGGCAGCAGCCGGAATTTCTACTTTAGGAATTACTTTCGGATATGGTACAGAGACAACAGCAGGAACAAAACCTACGAGTTTTAAACAACTTACAAGAATAAATGCTATCGGTGGCATCAACATTGAACCGGAGCAGATTGATGCTTCCGCACTGGAAGATGCAATCACTAGATATGTAAAAGGTCGTGCAGATACTGGAGGTTCTTTTGCAGTCACAGTCAACTTTACATCAGAAACAGTGGCTGAATGGACTGCACTTATTACAGCTTATAAGGCTCTTACTGGTGGTAAAAGAATGTGGTTTGAAACTGTTATTCCCGGAGAAGAGAAATCTTTCTTCGTTGTTGCACAGCCGCCTGAACAGATTCCACAGCCGGAAATCGGACAGAATGAACTTCTGACGATTGAAATGAATCTTACTATTGAGGAATACAAGGGATTGGACGCTACCGTTGAACTAACAACGGGGGAATAGCAAGTCAGTCAGAAACAAATAACACTGCCGTGGCTGACTTTGACGAAACGGTAGACGAACCATTGATTTAAGCAAAAGAGAGCCGTCTTCGGGCGGCTCCTTTCCAACAAAATGTTGGGGAAAGGATATGTTTTTATGAAGAAGATTTTAGTTAATGATGTTGAATATACTTTAGAGTTTGGATTCGGTGCTGTGGAGTGCAAGGATTTGATTCAAAAGATGTTTCTTATGCTTTCCGGTGGCTATGTAGCTAAAAAAGCAAAAAATGTACAGAATCCCACACCAGAAGAAATTGTAGATGGTAGCGGATATATGCTTGCAGAATTTCCTCATGTATGCAAAACGGCTTTTTATGCTGGTCTTATCGAAAACCATGAAGGTATTACACCGGATGAATCCAATGCTTTAATGAAAGAATACATGAAAGCAAACGGTCTTTCTTTTGTGAAGCTGTATGGAGAACTGACAGACTGTATGAAAGAAGACGGTTTTTTCGAACTGTCGGGTCTGACGGAAATGATGACGCAGACCAAGGAAGAAATGGAGAAAGAGGACAGCAAGGTAACGAAGATGCCACAGGATCACAAGAAGAAATCGACTGGCACAAAATAATATGGGAAGAATATTTTCCATTTGCTTTTTCCATGGGGATCTCGATAGAAGAGTTCAAACATCTGAATCCTAAAAAATTAGAGTGGTGCTACAAAGGATATAAACTAAAAAAAGAGGAAGAAGATAGGAACTCATGGCAACGTTGGGGAAATTACGGAATATCTGCATTAATCTTTGCTGTAGACCATTGCTTAAACGGGAGAAAAGCACAATCGAAGTATATCGACAAGCCTATTATGGAGCGTCTTGAAACTGCTAGTAACGAAAAGGAATTGCAAAAACAAAGAAAGGCATTTCTTGCAGGACTTATGGCAATGCAGGCTAATTTTGAATTATCACATCCCAAAAAGGAGAAACAAACATGAGTTTAATAGGAATTGATGTGTCCTCATACCAGGGGACGATTAATTGGTGGGCGGTAAAACAGAACGGTATTGATTTTGCTATTATGAAAGTCATCCGTAAGGATTTGAACCCGGACAAGAAGTTTGAAGAGAACTGGAAAGGTTGTAAAGAGCACAATGTCCATGTGCACGGAGTATATGAATACGGATATATTACAACGGTTGCAAAATCACGATCTGATGCAAGAAGAGTGCTTACTATTCTTAATGGCAGAAAAGTGACAGTATATCTTGATGTTGAAGATGCCGTTATGAAAGGTCTTGGCAAAAATATTATTTCCATTATCAATGCTTACGGCAAGGTTATCACAGACGCAGGATTGCCATTTGGCGTATACACTGGTGAAAGTTTTTACAAGACATACATTAAGCCTTATGGTGGTGTAAACTATCCTATGTGGATTGCACGGTACGGAAAGAACAACGGCAAGTGTGATGTAAAGTATCAACCGCAAGTACCTAACATGGTAGGCTGGCAGTATACTTCTAAAGGGCGTGTAGGCGGCATTGCAGGAAATGTGGACATGAATGTATGGTACAAGGAATTAGAAGCTGTACAGGGCACTACGGAAGCGTACAGCAACCATTACACAGAACCTACAAGACTGTTAAAGAAAACAGTTCCTTGCATGAGAGGTGATGATGTGCGGTGGTTGCAATTTGCACTCATTCATCATGGTTGCTTATCTGCGGTGAATGCAAAGGGAAAGAGCAACATTGACGGAATTTTAGGTAAAGACACAGCAACGGCAATCGGAGTATTCCAAAAGAAAGTCGGAATCAAGGTTGATTACAAGTGCGGTGCGGTTACGAGAGAATATCTTAAGAAATAATTTTAGGAACGGTAGGTGTCACAGCTTACCGTTCTTTTTATGTGTAAAGGCGGTGCGGTATGGCAGATATTGATTCTTTGCAGATTAAAATAAAAGCGGATGCGAATAACGCAAGTAACGCACTAAATAAGTTAGCAAACAGCCTTACAAATTTTCAGAAAAGCTTGTCTATTGATACGTCCAAACTGACAAGCATTTCCAATAGCATACAGAGTATCGCAAATGCCGCAAATTCCATGAATACGAGCGGCATTAAGAATATCTCCACACTGACAAATTCCATTAACAGAATGGGGAAAATAGATACAAGTGGATTAAGCAGAATTTCATCTGCGTTAAAGACTTTTTCTGCTGACATGGCAGGAACAAAAGTAGATGGAATAGGGGATATTGCAAGCATTGCATCGTCTATTTCAAAACTTGGTGGTGTGGCATCCGGCAGAGCGATTACGAACATTCCTTTACTTGCGAAGAATTTGAAGCAGTTGTTCACTACTCTGTCAACCGCTCCGAATGTCAGTGAGAACATTATCCGCATGACGAATGCACTGGCAGGACTGGCATCTACTGGTGCGGCATCCGGGAGAGCGGCAAACTCTTTAGGACGAAATCTGAACACTTATACGGCAAGCGCAAAAAGAGCCACGAAGAGTACATTCAGTCTTGCAGCGGCTTTCGGAAGATTCTACGCAACATATTTCCTTGTTATCCGTGGAATAAAATCTCTTTGGAGTTCCATAGAGGGAACTACGGACTATATTGAAGCATTCAACTACTACACGGTAGCATTCAATAAAGTCGGCAAGGAATGGGGCAAGGACTTTGAAAAATACGGTTACGACAACGCAGAAGATTATGCGCAGAGTTTTGGGAACCGTGTAAATGAATTGCTGGGTAAAATTTCCGGTCTGAAAGTAGATGTAGATGGTGGACTGATTTCTGAAAGTGGAATGAAGAACCTGGGGTTGAATTTACAGGAGATTACGCAGTACGCTTCACAACTTGCATCTATCACCAACTCTTTAGGGCAGACCGGAGAAGTCACCACGGCAATTTCAAAGTCTATGACAATGCTTGCCGGTGATATTTCATCTCTGTTTAACGTGGATTTCAGTACAGTTGCGACTAATTTACAGTCCGGTTTGATTGGTCAGTCAAGAGCACTGTATAAGTATGGTATTGATATCACGAATGCCACCTTACAGACCTATGCTTACAAATACGGAATTGAAAAAGCTGTATCTGAAATGTCACAGGCAGAGAAACAGCAGTTGCGTCTACTGGCAATCTTAGACCAGTCCAAGGTGTCATGGGGAGATTTGGCAAATACAATCAATTCTCCAAGTAACATGATCCGTCAGTTTACCAACAACGTAAAAGAAGCCGGTATGGTTTTAGGACAGTTGTTTATTCCGGTATTGCAAAAAGTACTTCCTGTTATTAACGGTGTCGTAATTGCGATTAAGAGACTGCTTGTCAGTGTGGCAAATTTACTGGGAATCAAGATTGACTTTTCGTCATTCGGTCAAGGTGTATCCGGGTACAACGAGGAGTTGGAAGATACGGCAGATGCACTGGATAAAGTTGGAAAAAGCGCAAAAAAGGCTAAAAGTTATACGCTTGGTATTGATGAATTAAATATCATTGACCCTAACAGCGGTTCAAGCGGAAGTTCTCCTGCTGGTGGAGCAGGAATTGACCTTACCAAGGAAATCATGGATGCTACTGCGGAGTACGAAAAAGTATGGCAGGAAGCGTTCGACAAGATGCAGAATACAGCTATGGGTTGGGCTGACAAAGTAAGCAAGGTGTTTAAACCAGTAAAAGATATTATAGAAGATCTGGCGTATGCATTTAAGTTTGATTCTGATTCATGGTTTAAGGTTGCCGGAATGGATACATCAAAGCTGGTAACTGGTATTTTTGACTGGTTCACAAGAGCAATAGATTCTGTGGACTGGGAAAAAATTGGAAGACACATAGGTAGTTTTTTGGATGGTATTGACTGGACTGCTGTATTTACATCTGCCGGAAATTTCATAGAAACTGCCATAGATGCGGCAATCGATCTATGGAAAGGAAGTTTTGATGCTGCACCGATTGAAACCACGATTATCACAGCAATAGGGCTTTTGAAATTCACTGGCGTTGGAGATATTATATGGGGGAAAATATCGGATAAGTTATCAGCCAAAGTACTAGGATCAAGTATAGGAATAGTTCCTACAATTGCAATAGCTGCTGTTACTTGGGAAATCGGATTTAATGTAGGGAAATCATTAGGTAAAGCACTTTTCCCTGATGATGCAGAGTATTACAACAACTTCAAATTCTTTGGAGATGGTGGATTCTTTGATACAATAAAAAACACAGATTTTTCAATACTTTTTGACGCTTGGAAACAGATGAACTCTGATGCGGCAGATTTTTTGACAAAAACCATGCCGATAAGACAGTTTTTTAATTTCTTATCACAATTTAAACTGGACATAAACGATACTTTTGGTTTGGTATCAGTTTTTGAAAATTTAAAACCTATTGCTGAAAATTGGTTCAATGAATCTGTCAAACCTTGGTTTACTGCTGAAAGATGGAGTGAATTGGGAGAAAATATAAAGCAATCATTGTCTGATAAATGGGATTCATTTAAACAATGGTGGAGCGGCACTGGTATTCCTTCGTGGTGGAATGGTAATGTATCTCCGTGGTTTACTAAAGAGAAATGGCAAAATTTTGGAGAAACCATTAAGTCTTCATTAAAAGACAAGTGGACAAGTTTCACGTTGTGGTGGAGTGGTATTGGATTTGCTAAATGGTGGAATAATGTAAAATCATACTTTACTACCGAGAAATGGACATGGAGTGGCATTAAAGACGGATTGTCTAATGCGTGGAACAATGCTATAGAGGCTGTCAAACAAATTTGGAATAGGTTTGCAAACTGGATAAATGATAAACTTAATTTTTCATGGGATCCTGTAACTGTAGCCGGAATACAACTTGCACCAGGAGGAAGTATTAGTCTTGGCAAAATTCCTACTTTTGAAACTGGTGGTTACGTTCCAAGCCGATACACAATGTTTATGGCAGGAGAAAACGGTGTACCGGAGATTGCCGGAACAGTAGGTGGAAAAACAGCGGTTGCCGGTGGAGTTGAAATCACCGGAATAAAAGATGCTATTAACACCACAGCAGAAGCGCAAATGCGCATGATGCAACAGGAAATTGACCTGCTTAAGCAGTTACTTGTAAAAGAAACATCTGTAAATATCGGTGATAGAGACATAGCAAGGGCAAGCTTAAGGGGTCAGAAAGCTATGGGATTACAGATTATTACTTAAGGGTGGGATTTATTCCCACTCTTTTTTTCTATGGAGGAAAACACAATGATAGCAAGAGCAAGTGATTTCATCATAGTAAATGGAGTACGTTTTCCGTGCCCAGCTCCTGGAATGGAAATAGTTCGGTCGCAGACGGTTGATTCAGGAAGAAATGTAAATGCTGCAGTTGTCGGTCAAAAAGTCGGAAGAAAATTGTGGAAGATAAATAATCTGCAATGGAACGGACTGGACGCTGAAACATGGAAAGATATGCAAGATGCTTTAGAGCCATTTTTTGTTCCGGTTACGTTTACTGGGGACGACAATGTAAGGCATACATATACCATGTATCCAGGAGACACTACCGGTAAGCCGTTGTTTTTGGATGATATTTTTTATAGGAACTATGAAACGTGTAAATTCAATTTAATTGATTGTGGGTGGGAAGAATGATAAAAGCTTCTAACGCTTATAAGTCTGCAATGCAGAAAAAGATAAGAGACAGGGCATACATATCAATTACTCTCGGTGTAGTAAATGGTGATGCACAAAATACGGCTCATTTTGATGGTGATTACGCATACTGGGGAAACAAGGTTTTGCCGTTTAGAAATGATGCAGAATATACGGAATATGCTACTTTGGAACAAAATTATATGCGTGTAGACGGTCAAATGTATTTTCTTCCGAGAGAGACAAGCGGATTGTACCAGCTACGTAATGCTCCATTAACTACACAAAACATAATGGAAACTGTAAAAGTAGAATTCCCACAAGAGTATTCCATCAAAGGACTTACGATAGATTTCGGGAAATATTACCCAACTAGCTTCAAAATTGTTACAGATGAAAAAAAAT